CAATCACTCAGCACCAATCACTCAGCACCAATCACTCAGCACCAATCACTCAGCACCAATCACTCAGCACCAATCACTCAGCACCAATCACTCAGCACCAATCACTCAGCACCAATCAACACAAGCGAAGCCGAACGAGCGAAGCAGCGGAACCGCGAACGCGGTGGAGCTGCGTAGCGAGTGAGAAGCGAGTGAGAAACGAATATAGAAATAAATTGATTCAACTTTATAGTTCATCCTGATATATATCATTTAGGGTCAATTCATTATTGTTATTCAGATGCCGCCAAAACTCGTTCGCAAATCCAAGAGCGCCACTACACCTCTTTCTGTGGTTCCCGAAGAGAATACACTAAATAACAATAATACTACTTCGGAATCTTATAACTACGAAATGCTGAATCCTCGTTACGCTACCGAGGGGACAATAACTGATTCGGACACCCAAGCGACGACGGTAAGTGCCGGCGACAGCAGGAGCGCGAGTAGCGCCAGCGATAGCCGCGTCGGGACATATATCGAAGAACCGTGGACAATTATCGGTTCCTACTTTGAAGGAAAACATCTTGACCAGCTCGTCCGCCATCAAATCGAATCGTATAACGATATGGTAAATGTTCAACTGAAGAGAACCGTGGATATGTTCAATCCCGTGCGCATCGCTTCCGAGCAGGATTACAACCGGACAACACACAACTACCGACTGGAAGTTGAAATCACGTTTGATAATTTGTATTTGTCACGCCCTCAAATTCACGAAAATACCGGTGCCACCAAAGTTCTATTCCCACAAGAAGCCCGACTTCGCAACTTCACCTATGCGTCGATGATGACAGTCGATATGTCGGTGAAGTATATTGTTCGGGGAAGCGGCGGTGGCAGCGACTCTGCTTCAGGCGATGTAACAATTCATCACAAGGTCTTCAATCAAATCCAAATCGGTAAACTGCCGATTATGCTGAAATCGTGTATCTGTGTCTTGACACAAAATAAGCACCTCGACCACAATGTTACAGGCGAGTGCCCTTATGACGCAGGTGGGTATTTCATCATCAATGGAAGCGAAAAAACCGTGCTGGGACAAGAACGCGCAGCCGAAAACAAGGTCGTTTGTTACAATGTCGCGAAAAACAATACGAAGTATCTGTATTCCGCTGAAATCAAATCCATCCCCGACTCCAAATGTATTTCACCCAAACAAATCAATATGATGGTCACTGCGAAACAGAACGGATTTGGACACCCACTCGTCATCCAAATTCCACGAATGAAGCAACCAGTTCCATTATTCGTCGTGTTTCGCGCACTTGGCGTTATCTCCGACCGCGAAATTTGCGAGTATATTGTCTACAATATTCAGTCGTCGCAGTCGTCGCAGCCGACGACGGGAGAAAGTGAACACGGTGGCGGTGGTGCAAGCATTGTCACGGAAAAACTCCTCAAGGCACTTCAAGCATCTATCATCGACGCAAATGGTATTATGACACAGGACGACGCAATGAAATATTTCACATCACAAGTTATCTTCACTCCCATCAATATGGATAAAGAAACCGGCGCGATGAAGAAACGCGAATTCGCACACGAAGTTCTTCACAACGACCTCTTTCCACACTGTAACACTGACCAACAAAGGATATTCTTCCTCGGATATATGGCGCACAAACTCCTCTGCGCATTCTTTGAAATCAACAAACCGGATGACCGTGATTCTTATCTCAACAAGCGCGTCGACCTCACTGGTGCGCTCCTGAATAATCTCTTTCGCAATTACTTCAACAAACTCGTCAAGGATATGTCGAAACAGGTCGTCCGTGAAATCAATACGGGTTCGTGGCGGTCGACTGAGGATTATTTGAATATCATCAATACTACAAATATGTATAAAATCATCAAATCCGCGACAATCGAGAATGGATTGAAACGCGCACTTTCTACCGGCGATTTCGGAATCAAGAGTATGACGAGCACCAAAGTCGGTGTCGCGCAAGTGCTGAATCGGCTCACCTATTCGTCGAGTTTGAGTCATCTCCGCCGTATTAATACGCCAATTGACAAGAGCGGAAAACTTGTCCCACCACGTAAACTACACAATACCTCGTGGGGGTTCATTTGCCCCGCAGAGACGCCAGAGGGTGGAAGTATCGGTGTCGTAAAGAATATCAGTTATTTGAGTCACGTGACGATTCACAGCAACCCCGCGTCGCTACATTCGCATATTGACGAATATATCGAGCGTCTAGAAACGCTGACCCCGCGCGATACGTATCGCCAGGTGAAGGTGTTCGTCAACGGAATCTGGGTGGGAATTACGCGTGACCCGATGCGACTTTACCACGAATTCAAGTTGAAGAAATGGCGCGGCATCATCAACATCTACACATCAGTCGTCTTTGACTATCCGAACGCAGAGATTCGGATTTGTAATGATGCGGGGCGGATGATGCGGCCGCTCTTGCTCGTGAATCAAGAGACGAATGAACTCTTCATCACGAAACAAATCATAGACCGGGTGGCGGCGAAGGACATTGGGTGGGACGACTTGCTGACACACATCGCTTGCTCATCATTATCTGGTGCGGGTGACGCCGCCGCCCCGAGCCACGCTGTCATCGAATATATCGACCCAGACGAGCAAGCATTCAGTATGATTGCGATGCGCCCAAAGCATTTGTCGCGTAATGAGAGGGACTTGACGACATCCCCCTATATTTACAAGTATTCGCATTGCGAGATTCATCCGAGCACGATATTCGGGATTTTGGCGTCGTGTATTCCATTCCCAGAGCACAATCAGGCTCCTAGGAATACATATCAGTGTTTGGATATTAACGAAACTGTGCTGATGAGTGACGGTCGGCGTATACCCATCAAAGACGTCAAAGTCGGCGACGAAGTGGTGACGTATCACCCGACATCATTTGAAGTAAGTAAGACCACCGTCGTCAATCATTTCATCCAAGAAAACACGCAACCAGTATACAAGATTACCACTATCTCTGGTCGCGAAATCATTGCGACGGAAGACCATAGGTTCTCAACAAATGCTGGATGGAAAACGGTCAAGGAGCTGATGGATGACCGTGAATTACGTGTGGGGGTGTTTGACACGACGTTTTACGATTCGAATATTAATTTCGTCGAGGTCCACAGTATCGTCCCAGTATCCAACCGTCTCATCTCCGATATTGAAGTCGCCAGCGAGAACCACTCGTTTATTGCGGGCGACGGGTTCGCGAGTTCAAACTGCGCGATGGGTAAGCAAGCCATCGGCATCTACGTCACGAATTACCAGCGCCGTATGGATAAGACCGCGTATGTTCTCACCTACCCTCACCGCCCCCTCGTGGATACCCGCCTTATGCAAATGATTCAACTCGCGGAAATCCCCTCCGGCGCCCCCCTCATCGTCGCGATTATGTCGTATACCGGATACAATCAGGAAGACTCCGTCCTCGTGAATCAAGGCGCGATAGACCGCGGGATGTTCTCCGCCACAATCTACCACACAGAGAAAGACGAGGACAAGAAAATCAACGGCGATGAAGAAGTCAGATGCCACCCCGACGCGTCCAAGACGAAGGGTATGAAGTTTGGGAACTACGACAAACTGAACCAACGCGGAGTAATGCCAGCGAACACCTTCATCGAAAACCGCGACATTATTATGGGGAAGGTGGTTCCTATCAAAGACAACCGAAACGACCCCACCAAAATCGTGAAATATGAAGACATCAGTCGTATGTATCACACATCAGAGGAGTGTTATGTCGACAAGAGTTATATCGACAGCAATGGTGAAGGATACTGTTTCTGTAAGGTTCGTGTCCGCGCATTTCGCAAACCAGTGATTGGCGATAAGGTGAGTAGTCGTATGGGACAGAAGGGCACGATTGGCAACATCATTCCTGAGCGTGATATGCCCTTTACGAAAGACGGTATCCGCCCCGACATTATTATCAATCCTCACGCCATTCCGTCTCGTATGACCATCGGACAATTGAAAGAGACGCTTCTCGGGAAGGTTCTCGTGAATCTCGGGTTGTTCGGCGATGGGACTTCGTTCGGTGAATATGATATTAAAGATATTAGCAAGGAATTGCTGAAGGTCGGATTTGAGATGAACGGAAACGAACTGTTATACAACGGACTTACTGGCGAACAAATCAAGTCGGATATCTTCATTGGCCCCGTGTTCTACCAGCGTCTGAAACATATGGTGAACGACAAGCAGCACAGTCGGTCTATCGGACCGATGGTCAACTTTACGCATCAGCCCGCGGAAGGCCGTAGTCGCGATGGTGGGTTACGATTCGGAGAGATGGAGCGCGACGCAATGGTAGGACACGGAGCATCGCGTTTCACGAGAGGGCGTATGTATGACTGCTCGGATAAGTATGAAGTTCACGTATGCCGCAAGTGCGGTATGATTGCGTCGTATAATGATGACCGAAGCATTCACTTGTGTAAGATTTGCGAGAATCGGTCGGACTTTGCGCTGGTTCAGATACCGTATGCGTGTAAGTTGCTATTTCAAGAACTCACGACGATGAATGTGGCGCCGAGGATTATGACGTAATTGTCGCTCCAGTGCTCCGTCGCTGGCGCGCCTCCGCACTTCCACTCCAATTCCTATGACAATCGCCATCAACGTATAGAGAATATTATTTACTTTTAGGATTAGATTAATATATTATCAGTAATATATAAATCCAATGATTTTTTCTTTAGGTGGTGTCAAAGGAATTTCTCCTCATCCGATTTCAAATGGAACTCTGAAAGGGAGCTCCGAATTAGAGACTATTCGGTTTACGCTTCGCAAGGCCTGGAATGGTGCAGCTGCCAGTGAGAAATTGGGTGGTCGTGCGCCCGCTGCTACCCCTTTTCGCGTCGTGAATAACGCCGGCGACTATTTTTCCCGCCAAAATTATACATCAGGTGGCTCAAACCAGGTGACTAGCGTGAAACAAAGTATCGCTTCTGGATGGCGCGGTTTAGCGGGTGGTGTCCGCGCCAACGCCGACGATACCGGCGTCCCATCGGCAACTTGTAACACCAAATTCGTCTATGACGGCTCTGATTACACGCGGTTTCGCAAGCAAATGGCAATGAACCGTAATTACAATGATGCCGGGTTTGGTGGAGCTAACAATGCGGCCCAGTCGGCCATTCGCGCGATTCGGAGATAGCGGAGCGGAGCCGAGCGGAGCGAAGCGGAGCGAAGCGGAGCCGAGCGAAGCGCAGCGGAGCCGAGCGAAGCGGAGCCGAGCGTAGCGAAGCGGAGCCGAGCGGAGCCAAGCGGAGCGGAGCCGAGCGAAGCGCAGCGGAGCGTATTATGACATTGAAATGACAATAATATATCATAATATACTAATACTATATCTACGATGACACAGCCCCACCGCACCATCAATATGCCTGAACAATTTGGCCCTTCCGCCAGCGACACACTGTTCGCAATGAATCGCGCATCCTATTTACGCACTGCTGGCGCGGTTGGTGCGGATGACGTCAAATACAACGCTCTTCTCAATAAAAAGACGAAAACATTTACGTCCACGGATTCATCGTCATATATTCAATCGCGTCGTATTCAATCTATCGGATATAGTTCTACCCGCGCACCTTTAGGCGATACGTTAACCTTTAAAAGCCCCGTTCTTCAAGTCCAAAAAGATGCGCTTCGTCGTTGCCGTTCGGGTGGATGTGTGGCCCCCGCCAAGAAAGGCGCAAACCATTCCTTTCATTCTGGGCGTTGAAGGGACCGACCGACGCCCCCTTTAGGATAATCTTTTTTTATTAAATTATTGTATAACACGCATATTTCGTAATGTTGAATAAGTATTTGGTCGAGTTCCTCGGAACTGTCTTCTTTCTTTATGTCATCATCGCTACTGGTAATGCCATCGCGATTGGTGCGGCTTTGGCCATCGCTATTATGCTCGGTGGTCACATCTCCGGTGGTCACTTCAACTCTGCCGTGACTGTGATGATGGCTGCTGCCGGAAAGATTCCTATGTCGGATGCTCTCCCTTACATCCTTGCCCAGGTTGCCGGTGGTCTTGTTGCACTAGAGCTTCACAAGCGCATCAAATTCTGAATCACGAGCAGAATCTTGCGAAGAATATAAAATTGCTATATTATAATAGTATAGCAATTATGCCGAGTATATCTCAAATCACTAGACAATACTCCAAACATCAGTCCGCTCAAAAAGGCGGGGGTGTTTTGGAGTTTTTAGGAATAGGTAAATCAGAATCAGAAAAAGAAGCGGAAAAGGACCCGAATGCGGCGAATGCGGCGTCCGAAGCAGAGGCAGCGTCTCCGGAAGTTGACGGCGCAGTGGATGCGAGCAATAAAGAACCATCTATGATGGATAAGGCACTAAATGTTGTTGGTTTAGGTAAAAGCGACCCCGCTCCTGAACCTGCACCCGCTCCCGCTCCCGCTCCCGCTCCCGCTCCCGAGCCTGTGCCTGCTCCTGAACCTGCGCCCGCTCCCGCTCCCGCTCCCGCTCCCGCTCCCGCTCCCGCTCTCGAACCTGCGTCTGCGTCCGGACCTAGTATGATGGATAAATTAAAAGGTGCTCTTGGAATGGATGAGGGTGAGTCAAATGAAGAAGCTAAATCGGTGAGCGATGAAGAAGAAGAAGCGTCAGATAGCAGTGTGGATGAAAGTAGTGAAGACGAAGACGAAGACGAAAATGGACTCGACTTTGATAAATTCGCTCAAGAACTTCAGACCCTTCGTAAAAAGTATCAAGATTTGAAGCGTGAGAATAAGGAATTGAAAAATAAATCGAAGGAAGAAAAATCTGCCACAACAGACACAAGTGAGATGTCAAAAATAATTGCTGCTTTTTTCGCAATTAAAGGTTCTGTCGCTCAATTGCAAATTTCATTGAAAAAGCACGCAGACCACAATGGATTTCCAGTCGACGGATTAGGTTTGGACGAAGAAGAAGAAGAAGAAGCGCCAGTAGCACCGGCGGCAGAGGAAGAAGAAGCTGTATCTGTATCATCAGAATCAGAGTCTGAATCTGAGACAGAACCGCAAGCACCCGAGGAGCCACCCGCGCCCGCACCCGCGCCTGCACCCGCGCCCGCAGCCGAGGAACCACCTGCACCAGAGGAGCCACCCGCACCCGCACTAGAAGAGCCACCCGCACCCGCACCAGAAGAGCCACCCGCGCCCGCACCCGCACCAGCACCAGAAGAGCCACCCACACCCACACCCGCCGAGGAGACTCCAGCACCCACCATTCCAAGTATTCCTGTTAATGAACAAACCAAACCCAATTCACTATTCAGTGGTGGTAAAAATCATTACGTCCAAGTAATGAAAAAGAATAAGACTCATCGTCATCATAAGCGCCGCAACCGCCATCAAACACTCCGTAAATAAACTATAACATATGAAACTACCTCTCAGGTGTTTTCATATTCTTCTATTATTTCATATTCTTCTTGTATAACATTCGGTATAATATATAAAGTAGAAGCGCCATAAGTCCATAATAATAGACTTGGGACATATGGTCACCACGAATATCAGAAAGGTCTGTAGATTCTCCATCGATGGAAACCGCCGATTCGGCCGATTCGGAGTCTTCAAACCCAAGTAGTTGTGACAACCGATAAATCATTTCATCGTAAACCGACGGCGGTTCATCTCTCTCCACGGTGTCCATTGATGCCGTTGCTGTAGTCGCCACCGGGGTATTATAAAATGTTCCAACATTTTTATTATGACGGTCAAGGATTTCTTTCGCATTCAAGGTTCCGTCTTCATTTACTGTTTGGTCGGTTTGGCCGGTTTTCTTCCCAGGTTGTCGCGTAAACGTATCAAAAGATAACTCGCTTGACGCAGGTGTATAACTCATCGGACTACGGTGCGACATTTGATACGCAATACCTGACGAACCAGCTAAATTTCCCATCCCTTCATTACGGTTTTGACACGATTTACCAGATGCCGGATTATACCTCCCAGGAAAGTGACACGGATTCATTTCCACCATTTCAACAAGTGCCACGTGGCGCGTTTCACTTCTACGAACATTATCATTATCTACAGTCTCTAATGTCACTTTCGCACAATCAGGGTATGTCCCTGCCGTGAATCCGTTGAACAGTTGAACCGGATTGAGCGCACCTAAATTCCCAAGCGCACCTGGAATAAGACCACGAAGGTCATCAAATGTGCGTCCATCCGCACCACTCGCAATAAATGGAATAGACCCGTCCGGTATGTTATTCACGTAAATCCACCTAGCGACCAGTTTCTTTTCACCTTTGCGTTTCTCATCGCGTTCCTTTTTCTGTTCGTTAAGCGCATTTTTCAGTTTGTTTGCTTGGTCTTCTGTTATTTCTTTCGCGCCTTCTTTGTTTTGAACGTCTTCATACGCACGGTCCCACGCGGCATCTTCGTCGCGTTCTTGCTTCCATTTTTCAGCGGTTGTTTCGCTACATTTTCCGGTTGTTTGTAAGAAGAATTTATTGCCGAGTGGTTTTCCGGTGACACTTGCGTTACCTGACCCTTGAATAAGAAGTTCTACATAAGATAGAAGTCCGTCTACATTTGTTGCGAGTGCGTCGAGAGAAAATCCGGGCGACATTCCCATCTCAGAGGGTTGTTTGATGCTTTTCCAATAATCATAAGACGGGCCTAATAATGACGACATTTTTTTGAATATTACCTAAGTATTCATTAGATTAAATTCCGGGTCATTCCATTTCATTTCATTTCATTTCATTTCATTTCATTTCATTTCATTGCATTTCATTATATCGTGATATTCACTTTACCACCCGGTGACAATGACTTATTCAAATCCTCGACTTGTTTTCCTAATGTCTGTAATTGGCGTGTCGTTTCATTGATTTGCGCCGTCTGGTCTTTCACCGCATTTACATATTTAGATAACTCTTTTATTTTGCCTTGTAATTCAAGATATTGTCCGCAGTCGGTTCCACACGGCGTCTTCTTCTGTTTTTCAGGCGCATCCGTATCGGCGCTAACAAATTTACCATCTTTGGTCGTTGTTTTGCCTGTATCTGTCGTTGTCATTCCTTCTACTGCTTGGCGAAAAATGGCGGATTCCGATAGTTCAGATGGTCTGAAGACGTCGCCGTTGTCGTCGTCGCCGTCGTCGTTGTCGCCCGAAATCACAAGAGGTGAAAACCAATGTCTCCAATACGAGTGTCCAAAGATTCTCTCGCCGTTGAATAATAATAAGATGAACAATCCAGACACCACGAGTATAAATACCACGATAAATGCTTGATATTTCAGAACAGGATGTGTGCTACTGTCATTTACAAATTGGGTTACATTTGACCTAAATACCTCATTCGCGTCTGCGTGTATAAATGCGTTGAATATCATTATCGTCGGTGTCTGTGTGTCTTTACGACGCTTTTACATTTCACTCGGATTTTAATTATCGTAATCGTAATCGTATTCGTATTTATTTTCTCTTTTGTGCCAATTTTTGAACATTCCGTTGCATTATTTCAATGTATAATTGCTGTTGTTTGATTACTTCATTGTTATTTTGTATTTCTTTCTGTAATTTAGCTGCGTTTTCAATCAATCCGGTGAGTTTTGTTTTCATTGCCTCAACCGCATTACAGTCCTTGGGACAGCTCTCGCCGCTGGTCCCGCCGCTTTCGTCGTCGCCGCTACCGCCGCCTTTTTTATTCTCCATTCCTTCGCGGATGCCACCGCCACCGCCGCCACCACCGTGGCGTAATCGCATATTCTCTCGCACATTCCGATAAACCCCCGTTACAACATTACGCAACGTAATATCAAGTATGGCGATAATGACGCCGATTAAAAGCAATATCGTGAAGTTCGAGAGATTTTTCGTATAAAACTGGATATATTCTAACATCTCTCGATATGACTCTTATAGTTCTATACGATAATATTTTATTCGGGTTATGTATACGGGTTCCATTCCATTCCATTCCATTCCATTATTCCATTCCATTTCATATGAGTAAACAATTTGTATCGTGGCCTCTTAATTTTAGAACACTTCGTGTGGCAATCCGCTCTACCAAACAAGACACCACCCGAAGCGTGTTCCCCGGGTATACCCGCCCCGCTGAAAATGGACCTTCCACTGAAGGTAATCCCCTCGACGATTTCGGTCGTGATATCAAATGTTGCGAGTTCCCCCAAACCAAAAATGTTATCAAGCGGTCCTCCTTCAAACCACGTCCCATCAAACATTGGCGTAAGAGCCTGATGCCGTCTTCAACGAATAAGTCTCGGCCAACGATTGGTTTCATCGACCGCCCCGGAGGTATCGTCTTTAGAGGAACCGCGTGTGGTTGTGATAGTCGTGTCGCCTCCAAACAAAACTACATCGTGGAAGACATCCGCCGCCCCTTCCTGCGCGAATGTATGCCGGATGAAATAATACAGAATCCCGGTTATAAACAGGTGGGGGTTCCAGGGGCGCCGGGTTCGTATCAAATCAATACGGGCATCTATGAAACGAAGAATCTCTCATTTAATCCGAAAAAGAAGATTATTCGCAGCGGGAATACAAATGTCAGTCGCGCATATCATACAAGCAATGCGTCTTACCTTCAGGCAAGATGTCGGACATACCAGCAGCAACAGACTTTCTCCAAAATGTCGGCCACGGCGAATCAGTATATCCTCCCCGATGGCACACCAGCGAACCCCAGTGATTCAAAGACGGGTTCTCAGGTCTACTATTCTACGAATTGCGGTAACGCCGAGAGAATATATCCAGATGCGGCCGACCGCACCAAGTGCCGGACAACGGTTATCCACAAGCCGAATAATGCGAAATACGGCGTCCAAGGCGCAGTCACTGCGGGGACGCGTCTCGAGAGATTGAAACTGGAGACCATCACGAAAAATGGCGCGTCGTTCAAGTCGGCATATGGTGTCGCCGCGGGGAACGCCGGCCAATACCACGGAGATTCAATGGGTGCGCCTTACTTCATCAAGAGCAAGATATTCAAGCCGGATTGTAATTTGTATAATCGGGCGGTCAAACGCCCTCATTTGAAATGCTAATAAGAATAAGAATAAGAATAAGAATAAGAATAAGAATGAATATAATATCACGAATATATAACGATTCGTGACATACTGTCATTTCATTCAATGACACAACAACACACACGACAAAATAGACGACGCCACAGTCACCATACACGAAAATCAAGGTCCCGCGACGCGAATTACCTCCGCACCAATAACTTCTACTTATGGGCCAATGAGAAATGGTTGAACGAAGTCCCAAAGACCTTACCGAGAGAATTAAAGTATATCCGCCCTTTAGACAATTTCAAACTCATTCAGGATGAAATGTATAAAAATGTGCTTACGATGGTGCACGAGTTTACGCGTTCAGGTTCTGGCAGTGGAAGCGGAAGCGGAATCACAGCCATCCTTCGCCGTCAAATCAAATGCGTGGCCTCATCGTTTCGTCATTTACACCCCGAACCTATTCTTCGTCATATTTCCGAGTTCTGTAGATTACACAGCGACCTCGTTCAAGAAAATAATCTATACAAGTTTCTTGGTGTTCTGAATCAAAATGAAATGATTCGATGGGCGCTTCCGGTATCTTGGAATGTCGCGCCTGATGAATATATCCCCGGTAAATTATCGGCGCATATAAGCGGACCATCCCTTTCATTATACGACTATCGGTTTTATTTAAATGACGCAATCATTGAAAAACAAATGCGAGGTGTGCGTTTAAATGTCAGTGCTAGCACAGTCGTGCGCGAAGACCCGGCACTAGCAACGACGGCGCAACAAGGTGGTCGTGCCAAGACCGACGACGACGACGCACCCGAAACACGAACCGTTGAATATATCAAATACAAGAAACGCATTACGGCCGCATTCCTGCGCTTCATTGACAACGTCTTTACGAAATGCCTCGGCAAAGACTACGAAACCGCGCACAGTGTCAAATCACAAGATGTTTATGATATTGAGTGTAGTATACTGGAACATATGAATAATAATGACTACCGATTTGATGAAACTTATGCGAATATCTATCAAACCGCAAACCATCCAGATAAACCGCCACATCTCTCGCACTTTCGTAATAATATCCGTGGAGCGACGAGAGTCCTTTCTTCCGACGCGATGGAGTATACTGATATCGATTGGCGAGAGATGGCGAAATGGATTGGGTATCGTGACAGTGAAACGCCGCCATATTTCATTGTGTATCAGGTCGGTTATCTGAAATCCATAATGACGACGCTTAAAAAGGAATGGGCGTCGGACAAGTGGAAGAGTTATTGGTATTTCATTTATATGCGCCAACTTATATGTTTCCACGACAAGTGGCGTGATATTTACCTGGACTTCAATGACACACTCATCCGCGGGAAGGATACGCACTTTCCGAGAGAATATTTCCCCATCATTGGGCTTGCGTATGCTTTCCCGAAGACAATGACTGAGGAATTCACACGCCGCTATAAAAACGAAGAAATGGTCGATAAAGTGCGAGAGATTGGGAATACAATGTTGGATTGTTTTAAAGAGCGTATCCAACATAATGAATGGATGTCGCCAATTACCAAGAAGGGTGCGCTTAAAAAGTTGAATACGCTCCGCATCAATGTCGGGGAATCCAATCTCTCGGCACCTGACCCGACAAATCTAGAATACGACCCGAAAGATGCGTGGGGCAATCTTCTCAAACGAAGTGTTCAACGGACGGAATATATTGCGCGGCATCACTGCTCTGCCTCGGGCTCGGCCTCGGCTCTCACGCCCAATGACCTGGATGTTATGAACTGGGGGACAATGAAACTTGTCGGATATCAATCCTTCGTCGTGAACGCGTATTATACCCCGAATTCCAACAGTATTTATATTCCGACCGCGTATATGCACAGTATGAATGTCCAGTTCGGGCGCGGGTATGAATACGACCTTGCATCTGTTGGTTTCACGTTTGGCCACGAAATCTCTCACGCGCTTCACGTGTCATCGCGTGTATACAACCATCGCGGTATTATTAAAAACTGGTGGACGCGCGACGACATCGCGACCTATGAACGCAAAATCGCCGCAATCAGGCGCCAATATGAAGAAATCTCCCGGAAGGACGGGTTTGTTATCGACGGCAATCTCTCACTCCCCGAAAATCTGGCCGACGTCACGGGGCTGTCAGTATGCGAAGACGCGCTCAACCGTTTCTTAGACGCGAATGCGACCGCCGACCCAGGCGCATCCGATACTGCCAACGAACATATCCGCGCAATGTCGTTCTATAATTTCTATACATACTACGCAATCCAGAATCGGCAGTATGCGAACCGACGCGAAATTCTCGTCCAGGTCCTCACCAATCCTCATCTTAATATGAAAATACGAACCAATGTTCCGTTGATGCGGAGCAAGACCTTTCGTGATGTCATTGAAATCAAGAAAGGCGATAAAATGTATAGTGACGTATTTGACACGGTGTTTTAGGCGTCCAGGGTCGGCAATAAAATAGGTATAAACCATCTACTTTATTGTATCATATTGTAGTAGTAATAAATGGGAGCAAATATTTCAATGGACGTAAGTGCGGGTTTAGCATCGGCGGCAGATGCCACGAACACAAATGATACCACCGCGGCGCAGTCGCTGACGTTTGAAGACAAGTTGCGCCAAGAAGTTATTCTTGTACCGGAGGACCTCGCGGATATTCATATACAGGGTTCCGATACCGCCGACGCCACAGCCGCAGCCACAGCCGCAGCCACAGCCGACGCTGCTACCGACGCCGCAGCTACCGCCGATGCCGATGCAGACGCCCCCGCGAATCATACACGATACGGCAAAGGAAAGCATTGGAAAAAGAACTTAAAGAAGAAACAGGGCGCGGACGCCGCAGCCGCGAATACGGTCCCCCCAATCCAGACCGAGCGCACAATAGAGCAACGTCGTGAACAAGTGCGCCCAATTATTGATAAACTCACGGAACTTCAGATGAATGTATCTTATCCTGCGATTCGTGAGTTATACAAGAAACTGAGCGAGTTCATTCGGACGGGCGAAGACGCGAAAATCAAAATCCCCTTCCCGGAATTCTCTCGTAAAATCAAGGGCGAACTCACCAACGCTACGTATAAGCCGTGTTGGGTGAAGCTGGAGATGGAGTAATACAATTTTTATCTACTATATATAATTATAATACTATGCCGAATCATTCTATACAAAACGGTGGCGCATTTATTACAGTTATTAACCCCACAACAGGAAAAAGAGAAATCATAACGGACCCGATTGGCAACTCGCGGGTTTTGTTTGATAATTTAACATCGGTTCAATCTATTTCTGTGTCATCCTATGGTTCATTTGTATTTGTATGTGAAATACCACAACCCGTTCCCGAAACACCTATACATATACGAAGCCAATCCCGTAGTAAAACAAGAAGACCACTCACGCAACACGAAGCATTGGCACGACCGCGTAATATAGAACACGGAAACCCGTTGACACACGTTTGTATGAAGGTTGTATTCGTGGGAGATAAACCGGGTAGAATTACTGATTTGTATACAAAAGAGATTGTTACTCTTGATACTGCTGTTCAAGAAGTTCAAACACAACATAGAATGTATCGTAAACTCATAAGTGGCGGTACCGGTGCAAATACGGAAATTATCCCGGATGCGTTTGGGTCGTGTTTATTGACACACGAAGATTTCAAAGCACTAATACACAAAAGTAAACCATCAACACCAAGTTCACCTATTGAAACACAATACGTTCTAGCATTCATAGAAAGAATCGCCAGGACGCATAAACTTCAACTGTATGTTTCATTTATAGAATACCTTACTGGTTATTCTCCATTTAACGAAACAGACCTTGTTCATAAATCTGCGATTTCAACAATTGGCGCGTATGTATTGGCAATCTTCTTAAAGACTGGTTGTATTTCACTTGATATGCATTCAGGGAATATTATGATACACAACTTATTTGGCTCGGTTCAATTCATTGATTTTGGAAGACTCATTTGTTTATTTCAAGAAAAAGGTAAAGCAGAAGTAAAAGAATGGTTCAAAGCGTATTCTGAAAATCGTCAAGACAAAGATTTAAATTATTTACATATGTGTTTTGGACCAGCGTGGGGCACTGGTATGAGTGCCACCCAGGCGACCGAAGCCGAAGTTCAAGGACATTTTAATAGGTATTGTGATACATTAGAAACACGACTACAACGCTGGTTAACACCGAGGCCGAGGCCGACAACGAGGCCGACGCCGAGTGTTGATGACATAAAAGAAGTATTTGATTTACTTACATTTATTGGATTCATCGATTGTTTATGCGGTTTTTCTAAAAAAAGACAAGGTCAAACGATATTCTTAATGCAATTTGGATTGTGTATGAATTTATTGTTAGGTCGTGAGATTAAAAAGCCGTTTTTGATAGATGATATTATACGTATTCGCAGTAACTTTGACAAGCGGATTCGTGAACATAAAAATAGAGAGCAATTTAAAAAAAGGTTGATTGAGATTGTAGGAATATTATCTCAATCATTACAGCCAGATGAATCCCTTGGAACACCGCGTTCCGCCGATAGTTTTGAATATCATGAAAATTCTGATGAGGATGAACAAGAGATTATAGTGGTTGATGAAGCGTCAAGCCCGAAAAAAAGTCAGCGCAGACGCAGTCGCAGTCGCGGTCGCAGTCGCGGTCGCAGTCGCAGTCCCGGTCGTAAAAAACACAAGGCCGGCGGCCGTAAACCTATCACCAAAAAACGACGTCGTGTAAAACGCAAAACCCGTGTTTCACGACGCAAATACTAAAACACAATATTGTCATCAATCCATTTTTTGATGCGAATATTCACCGGCTCCAGGATTTTATTCAACCCGTCCACATAGTTCATATAATACTGTGAGTCGTTTTGGATTTTCTGAAGTGTATGGTAAATAATCGTATAATCCTCCTGGGAATACAAATCCGTGATTTTAATGAATATCAAATCAACATTTGTGTCTACGAGACTATCAATGGGAACGCTTGTGGATGCTGTCACTGCTCCGACTGTCGCTGTCGCTGTCGCACTCATCGGGCGCAATGGCGGAGACGACGACGGTGACTTTACCCTAGAAGGCAATTTACAGTCAGCGGTGTCGGCATCCACGGCAGCGGTAGCGGTAGCGGCAGCGGCGTCGTCACCCGGTCGATTTGCGATACGACGTGCCAAATCCGGATTATCCAGCATACCTTTATACATCTGAAGCGTATGAAGAATATGGATTTTATCCGTTTGATTATAGGTCCGTATCAGATTATTGATGCCCGTTTTCGCAAGTTCGTTCAATAGCGCGAATAATGCGGCGTTTTCGCCTGCCGCGCCCGCACCCGCGAGGACAGTCTTATAGAACTTATTAAACCTAGAAAACACATTATATAAATAAAACACATCCTCCTTCTTGTCGTTATTATACCACCGCCGCACATTTTGCGTATACCCAGGCGCTTGAACTGTAAGGATATTATTGTGTATCGCCAATTTCGTTCCAATCGGATAATACGAGAGAAACCCGATTTGAAGTAGTGCTTGGAGCGGCTCCAATATCGTCTCGAATCGTTCCCTCGGTTTTTTAAGTTGGCCTGCGATAAATTGTAATGTGCTTTGCATTCGAACTATATTACCATACATTCTAATATATATTTAGACTGTTTTACACGTTCGTCAACGTTTTTGTATTATTCTACGTTTGGTACTTTTGCTATGTCGTGTGCGGTGTTTTCTATGATGTTTGGTACTTTTGCTATGCCGAGTGCGGCGTTTTCTATAATGTTTGCGACCACTCTTGCGCATCTCTTTAGAGCTGGTGCTTTCGTTGCTGGAACCACCCAAGGTAGCAGCTAATTCTTCAATAACTTTATCTAGGTTATCTTTTGTAGTAAATAATTGAGATAGTTCTTCTCGTGTTTCTACAGTCTTTTGTCGTACTTCAAAATTATCTCTTTTTAATCCTATTATTTCGAAAGTAGGAACATGTGGTGGCTGCCCTGGCTTACTTGGTATTTGAACAATAATACGCCATCTGTCTTTATCAACACCAATAGGAGCACTAGAAAGGACTATTCCAGAAAGTCCATTTAATTCTGGTTTGGTCTTCAGAACTCGGATTTCCACCAAAGAAGTTTTTTGCGGTTGTAATCGTATATCGTCTTCGTGTATTACACAAAATGGCGGGTTGCCATTATATATATATTCATATAAATATTCATAATAATCGGGTCATTTCAATTTATCAAGAATCAACGTGTGCCCAATAATATAGCCGGCGACACATCTGCCCCCACCATCGTCGCTCCTGTTGTAATCGATTTATGAAGAAAGATGTTTGTAGATTGTATTGTCTGATGATGAAGGTTATATGGGATATTATAATACTCACACCACGCAACACATTTATTTATATTCGCTTTTTTAAACTGGTCGAGTTTTTCCGCGTTGCGATGGTTCGTTATAATAGACAGCGTAGACGTGATATTTTCGATTTGTTGAAAACTCAACATCGCGTTCATTTCTTCAATCTTATTTAAAAAAAAGAGGTCGTGTTCATCAGGTAGAATTGAGATAATCTCGCTGACGGTCCGGTCATCCTTCGACGACAATGACAAGGTAGGAAATAACTCGACAATTTGTTCTATAATCGGCGTAGAATCAGCGACCTTGAATCCTTGGCAAATAACATATTTTTCAGAGTTCGCAACGCGACTTGTATGAGGCTTCATAATCGAAACATTGTTGTAGTAGTAGCATAACAGATACAATATATCAACTGTTGGCTTATGAAATACGTCAAATATTTTCAGTATAAAAGTGCCTCCTTGTTTTTGAATCGCGAGAGCATAAAACACCTCGCATAAAATAAGTTGCGCTGCCATATTTTCTTGATTGTTGAAATCGACGGAGAAATCAAATCCACCATCCGCGGTGATTAGCTCCATTTTATTGCGATATTTCGCGGCACAATCCTGGAAATTTTGAATTGATATCAAGTTACCAGTTTTATCCGCACCTGTTTCAATAATAACATTCGGATGTTGTTCTAAAAATGTGCGGGTTTTTTTCCATCCAGGACAAATTGGGTCATCATTTACAAGTGTCATTCCATAGTAACGGTCATTGCCGTATGTCGCTGCCGTGGTTGCCGTCGCTCCCATTGCTCCTGTCGCTCCCGTCGCTCCCGTCGCTCCCATTGCTCCTGTCGCTCCCGTCGCTCCCGTCGCAGTTGTTGACTTTTGATTTTCAAAGATACGACGCGATATTTTTAACTGCTCTACGTCTTTCATTACTTCATCGTGAAGGTCGGTATTGCGTTTTAGAATCTGGACACCTGACGTTATCGCTGTCTGTGGAGACGTTGCTGGCACCGGCGCTGGCACACTTGTTGCGTCATTTGCTCTTACAGTTTGATATTCTAACCCACGTAAATAGGCGACAGCCTCAATGAATCCACCCGGGCCCTCCGCTAAATGAAATGTGTGAATTCCCATCAGAACATTTGGCTTGTCGCATATGGTATTGCTATACTGCGACAAGATATTGTAGTTTTTTATGATTTCAATCATTTTATAAAACGAACGCGACAATGGTCGTAGTTTACTTATATTCGTTTTATTTCCGGATATATTGGTATGGATATATTCATATGGGTTCGTGAATTTCTTGATATTATCCCAGGCATCCTGATATTTTTCAATCTGTTGTTTTATATTACACAAATGGGTATACACTGAAGAAGAGACATATACGCCGCTGCCGCTGCTGCCGCTGCTGCTGCCACTGCCATTCGCAGCGCAATCTAGTGCAGTGATACAGATGGGTATCGGGACAACATCACCAGTTGTGTTATCATAATTTATCCCAACTTGTGGTAATGAAAAATGATTGTAATATGATAATCCATTACAACATTTCGAGTGTGCGTCTACACCATTTCCACCTGCGCCCACGCCTGCCTCACTAGCAACACTACCGGCGCTTCCTCCATTAGCAGTATCTATAAACAGTTTGAAACAGTTCTTGGTATTTTTAAACATCGGCTATATATCATCAGCAATTATCTATAAGTCTGTTTTTTTCTTTGTTTTACGAGCAGTCGCTGGCGGAGCCTCACCCGCCTCTGTAGCTTTCGCCTTCTTCGTCCGTTTTTGTATTTTTTTCTCAATTTGTGCGATGGGTGCGGATGGCATCTCTTCTTCTATTGGTTGTGGTTGTGGTTGTTGTGGTGCCTCGGACGCCGCTGTGGTCTTTGCCGTTTTTACCCGAGGTTTTGGCTTAGGTTTAATTTTCAATGTCGTTCCCGTTCCGGTTACAGTAGCCGTCCCTGCTACTGCCGATGTTGCGGCCGTTTCAGCGAGAATATGCGCCGCAATCGCCGGTTTTGTAGCAACATCAATCGGCCGTGATGCTTTGGAAATCTTCTCGAGTGCTAATTGTTCCGCGGCAAGTTCATCTTCACCCTTCTTCTCCTGTGTGGAACCAGGTCCACCCGCCGCCCGGTCTTGTTCTTCTTGTAATCCCGCATAACTCAAGAAACTATTCTTCAGTTGCTTCGCATTGATATTTCGGTTCTTGCGAAAGATGAAATACCTGTTATAAAATGATATTTGTTTCTCTTGCGCAGACATAAACATAGCCGACCCGTATTCTTGGTGACACTGTCTCGACCATTCATCAGCACCAGCACCAGCACCAGCACCAGCAGCTAACCGACACTCTGTTTCCATATGGTGAAACATTCCATCAAAGGTAGCAGTTCCATCCGGCATTGGAAATGCCAACGTTGTCGCTGCTTCTTCCGGTGTTACAAGGTCAAATCCATAATTCTCTAGAAGTTGCGTCAAGAAGTCGAAATTCACCAGATATTCCTTCGTTGCCTTATTGATGGTGTCCTGGTAAACCTCTATTTCATATCCAATACTACTACTATCCGGTTCAAATTCAGTCTGATGATACTTCTTACGCACTGACCACATTTTCTCGGGGTCGCTACTGGCACCACCTGGACCTGCGTTTGTGCTGCCGCCACGAAGAACCGTGAGTTCATCGCCTGTCTCTAACCGCGCCAACGCCTGGAATATCCGCGCACCATCAAAGCACGTTCCGATGAAATATCCGCCTAATTTGGTGCACTCGGCCACATTTTGAAGAAACGTGTGAACCTTCACAATATTCTCAAAGAAGTAATGGATTGCGAACTGAACTGAACAGATGTCAAATCCATCGGCACCGCGACCATAATGGGGGTAAACACCGCGGCCAAGAAGACTCGCATCTTTCGCACCTTCACCGAATATTGCGCGCGTGATGAGACGATATCTCTCGCTGATTGCGGCTTGTCCTGCGCGAATCTCTTTACTGCTGTCTCCGTGGATGAAGATAGCCTCAGGAATATTGCGCTTATTGCGCTTCACGTCCAAATACCGTGCACATACACCGTCAAATTTATGCTCCAAATTATCTTTGGAATAGTCGATTCCGAAGACGAATCCTAGCTTGGCCGCAATCCATTTCGGTAAATCTCCGCCTTTTCCTACAGCGAGGTCAATCAATGTATGGCCTGGTCGCGCCACACTCATTATTAATTTGCGTTTCACAAAGAGGTTGTGGAAATCGCGCATTCCTTTGGCGAGGGTTCGTCCGCCGCCACCGCCGCCTCCACGTCCACCCAACGCTGATGCGGCGGATGCTGTCTCGGTGTGATTGTAGTAAATGTCGTTGCTTACAAGTTCCTCTGGAATTCCATTCCCTGTCATTATCATTTCTGGCGTAATCGCATTGTGAATGGAATGCCAGTTATTGTTTGCCACGTGATACGCATTTCCGTAGTTCTTCCCTCCACTACGATATTCCGCGGTCTTGTCGTGGCGAACACGAAGTGGTAACCACCGCCAATTCACCGGTTGTGATGCATCATAACTGAACTCCACAATGGTTTCATCCTGGAATACGTCATTTTCCAAGGTCATCATTTGACTTACACCGGCTTCATCCGGGTGCAACATAATATGGCAAATATGCGCTTGGTCGTCGTATGGATAAGTTGGGTAAAATGGCGCGGGTTTATACGCGTCACTGCCGCTGCCGCTGCCGCTGTCACTGCCACTGCCACCACCGCCTTCAATCATTGTGACACACGGATTCAGATGCCCGTGTTTCTTCTCGTCATATCCTACACGCAATACGAGTGTCTTATATTGCTGAATCTGGACACATCGCGACATATCCACACCTGACTTGAATATATTACTGACAAGGTCTTCTGTATCTTCGGCTTTCTTTGTTGTCACAAGGAAATCAATCGTATTCATATGCGCCGGTTTCCACTTAAATGAATACTCCCACGTGGATTTGTAAAGCGGACCGGCTACAGTATTATCATTTCGCACTGTGCTTCCAACTCCGAAGTCAATTGGCGTAAATATTAGACCATCCGTATGATACTCGAACTGATGTTCGTCACATTTACGCAGGATTGCCGCGCAACAATCAAATATCGACGGTGACGACGGTGACGACGGTGACGACGCAATTTCAAACTTCTTGGTTTCAATACGAATCGGCGGTAATGAATCCGCGCCACCAGATACGCACTTCAGTTGAAGATTCTTCACGAGACTTTCCATTAAAGGAAGGCGGAAGTTTGTGAGAACTTCGTCTTCATTGACAGAAGCAGGAAAGAAGAGACGTGACCGAATGTCCGCTTTATGGACGAAATAGACATCAAATGTGAGGAACAAATTAATGAATTGTCCGCTTTTGTTGTGAAGAATGTGTTCGCCGTCGAGGAGTGAATCATATAGTTTCGTGTTCAATGAAACGGCGCCCGTGAATTGAAAATTCATATTCATATCGATGAGGTAGACGTGGCCGTTTTTTGGTGCGATGAAGAGGAGTTTCCGCTGTCCATCCGCTTTTTCTGTGACAGAATAATTCATACGAATATTTGGGGCGCGTGAGTCTGAATCCAGAGGGCGAATATTTTCCATTTGAAGCGTATATGACGCAGGACCGATGAAATGTTTACCGCGTAGAATTACGGGAGGTGCGTCGCGGTCGTCTCTGTCTCCGTCTCTGTCACTCGCATCATCATTGTCATCGTCACCGTCACCGTCACCCCCGCGCCCGCGCCCGCGCCCGCGACCTTCTTCCGGATAAAGAAGGTCATAATATTGGCGTTGAACTCTCCGCGTCTCCGACAATGATACCGGGTAGTTTGTCCCTTGGAATCCCGACATCACGATTTTAATCATTTTGCGCAGATTATCAAGGAGGTGTTTGTGATGATTGAACGCAGTTCCTGGCCCAACAAGGTCATTGATGACTTCAATCTCAATCTCATACCGTATGGGGCTGTCAAGCACACGAGCCGCATCAAATGTAGAAGCGGAAATATAACCGGTCTGGTCTTTATGCGACTCTTTGACAACACTCATATCAATCTGAAATGGAAAATCGGGGTGTTTTAGAGTGCTGCGGTTGATATACCGGAATGTCTTCTTATTGTCATTCCACGTTTTCAGAATAGACCGCGCAAGTGTGCTTGTATTTGCGATACGCTTTTCACGTTGATAACTCACCTTGAAATTGAAGTCGTGAAAGATGACGGGATGAATGGTATCTCCGCCGCCGCCGGTCTTCGCATACATTTTCTGTGTGAAGAGAACATATTTCTCATCCGGCATATTTGTCTTACAATAATTCTGAACGTCATTGATGCCGTGGATTTCTGCGCGAATCAAGGAGAGTTTCGTTTGTCCGGTTTTCTGGTCAATGAATTCGTTCTGAATTTTTAGAGAATATGCGTTCTTCTTCATAAATGTGAATCCCGAAGAGATTAACTTTTGAAGAACACCGTCAAAGTTTTCTCGCGTCGTAGGCGCATTACCGCGCGTTCCAAATCGTATTTCTAATTCAGGTATTCCTTCTGATTTATCAAGTAAGCCTTCTAAATATTGAGAGACGATGCGTGTGAAATCTGACGACAAGTCAGACGACGCGCCCGACGACGACGACGACGACGACCCGCGCCCTCTGTTTACCGGCATTGTATATATATGAATCGGATAATATTTATACGTTAATTCATAGATATACTTTCAATTTTATCGCTTCGTATAACTCGGGTTTCGTTTTTCGTTTTTCAGTTCCCATTGAACCAAACTTACCTGGGATAACATATGCGATAGGTAGACCTAAGCGGTTGGAAATATCAACCAGGTCTTGTAATTTATACGCAGAGATAGGACGAATCGGCGTGGATATACTTTCCATCAACCAGTAGTTCTGGCGAATAAAATTCAAATACTTATTCTTTATCTCGTCAGAGCAAACATACAATGTATATTTCCCTTTTATTTTTTCAATGACGACGCCGCCGCTGCCGCTGCCACTGCCACTGCCACTGCCGCCCTGTATTTCATAATACTTACGGTCGTTTACAATACACGCCGACATTCCACTACATACAACAATCGCACGAAACGTTTCCAAATGAATAAACGGTTTATGAACCAATGATTCCTCTACTTCGCTAATTTTGATTTTATTTGCTTTCAATATCGGTTTACACTTTCGCAATGTTTCAATCCACACAAATTTAAATCGATTTGCTTCAGTATAATGATTTTCAATGGTTTCATATTTTTCGGTCCCGTGTATCATAATATAAGCGGCCCATAGAAGACTATCTGTTGTAGAAGACAATACGTTGTAAACATAACGCTCCATTATTTCTGGATGAAATTCAGGTTGTGGCGTAGTTGTTTTATTTTCCGTGTCGTCCGCGTCGTCCGTGTCGTCCGTGTCGTACATCGGGACAACCACCGGCACTGAAACTGCTACGGTTGGAGTATATGTATCCTCAGAAACGTTACGCATTCGATAGTTCGAAGTATCATAATAAACAATGGAATTGTTTTCAGGTGTAAAAGAAAAAGAATTATACAAACAAGGTATCACAACATCTTCGAATCGAGTTGACATACAATTATCTATCGCTAATTATCTATCGCTAATTATCTTTATGCGTCTTATTCTCAAAGTATTCCTTTGACAGAATCTCTTTCTGTGTCTCGATTTCATTTAACTGCTTTTCTTGCTGTATTACATACTTCATATAGTTTTCTAATTCCTGTAAAGTAGCGTCAGTTAACTTGGATATGTTGACAAATACACCATTTTTGTTTTCATTGAGTTGCGTTTGTTTCTTGTGAAGAATCCGCAAAATCTCAATTTGATGAACCACTGGCATATTTTCAATTCCATCCTTCAGGTTCATCAAATAGTTCGTTTTTGTTTCTACTTGTAACGCAATATGCTGTAATTCATTCATCGCGGAAAGGCTCGCAATTGCCGCGTCGGGAGCGGGCACGGAAACGAATGAGGAGGCTACAGATGTCATTGTTATTTATATGTATATTCTATTCACGCACTAAACTTTATGCCCTTTACCTACGTCGACGGTGGCGACGGTTGCGAAACCGCGTCAAGTAACATCGCAATAATCGTCACGTGTGTATCGTGTAACACGAAACGACGACCGATGACTTCCACCGTAAGTATGTCATTTTCTTCAATCCGAGAGAACAGAACGCTATTCTTCATATTCATATCGCGCGAAAGGAACACTTCAATCGGAGAGATAGCCCCCGGTGTTAATTGTGTCGCACCTGCGCGAATACCTGCCTGAGTAACTGTCTTGGCGACGCATTGAATAACGCTATGTTCGGCAGGAAAGCAGACCAAACAATCAGCTATAATATCAAACGCGATGTTTGCTCCAGCAAGGGTTCCACCCGAGTGCGAGTGAATACAAATCGATTTCGGACATATATATCCTTCTACCGAACAGTGCCCTTCAATACGTTTGGCAAGTTCACTTGTGAGTAACTGTTGAATATCAATACCGTATTTGATATGATAGAATGGAATCGTCAGTGTTCGAATGATAGTTCGTTTCGTAAAGAGGGATGGGTCGCAGTAAGAGGTCGGTGCAGAGACCGGGACCGGGACAGGCGCAGGCGCAGGCGCAGGCGCAGGCGCAGGCGCAGGCGCAGGCGCAGGTACGTCTTTCAACGCAGTCTTTTCCACCTTTTTTTTTGGATGAATTATACGTTTCGTAGAAGTAGCGACAGCAGCCATTTACGATTGTGACGATAGCTATAACTATTCAAGAATTATGTTTATATCATTATCAATTTTATTCAGATATAATCACATATGATAACATTGTAACGCGAATCTGTATTTGTGGTATCAGGCGCCTCTACAATTTGAAGTGGACCGGCACATCCATATATTGTCCCCGACTGTATCAATGCGTCGCATTCTTCTTTCGTGGCGTGAGGTGGAATCGGTTCAAGTGTCGCCTTGAAAACGCCGTGGCGCAATATCCGGCAGTTGAAGTCGTTGTGTGATATTACAAACGGTTCGTGACAATGAAGGCACGTAAATGTATAATCCATAATTGCGTGTTTATAATACTATCGTATAATACTATCGTATAATACTAGCATTTATGGATTATACCAATTCCCCAATTACGGATATTGCTTCGTCTCCGATTTCAAACCGTTGTCCGATGACACGCACTCGTATTTCTTCCTCTTCTTGTAAACGTGTAAAATCCACACGGTCATAATGATGGTCACGCGCAATAAAAACGACGACTGGGGTCTTTGGTTCGTTGAGTGTGGCGCGAATGCCTGCCAAACTAATATTTTTAATCACACACGAAAATACGACTCCTTCTACGAGTGAGCACGAAAGACATTCATATACCACGTCAAAAATAGCATATTTGCCATATAAATAACCGTTGGAATACGTGAGTATTTTCACACTGCCAGGGCGGATAAATCCTTCAGCCATACACTTTCCCTCTACAACTTTCGAGAGAATATGCTCCAGCGTGTCTTTCACATTCCGCCCGATGAGGTGAAAAGGTAGTTTTATCTTCCTCGTGAGTAATATTGTTGTATATATACCGAGTTTTGGTTTGGATTGAATTCCCTGTTCCGGCCGTAGTAGAGCACCTGTATTTCCTTTTGAACTAATACTCATTGTATAGGATATACTACTATAACTGTATACTTTATTTCTCTATATACAACTTTTCAATATTACACAATACTGCTTCTGATGGTGTGAAGAACCATTTATGTCCATTTACGCGATTACGATGAAACGTGCGTAAAATAAATTCTTGAAACACACACAATTCTTTCTGGGTTCGCAATTTCGTATTTTCAATCGTGAGTTTATATTCGTCGCGAGAGGTTGGTGGATGAAGTGCGAGCAACGTGTTAATCATTGTAATGGTTTCGGTTTTACCAGACTGGTCGCAACGCGCGCCTTTATCGCGTTTCTTTGACATCATTTTGATTTTAAATATGAAATATTCTTTCTTGAATAACGAAATGAACCCGATAATCATATTCATACTTTGGATATACTTGGTCTGTAGATTGCCTAAAATAAGTTTATAGTCTCGTTCATCTTCAGGTTCAGCCGGTAGCCACTCATTTGTTTCGTGACGCAATACAATGAGTGAAAATTGCGGTTCTTTCTTTTCGTGAAAAAGAAGAATGGCTTGGTCAATGGGGGCGGCGGCACTGGCGGCGGCTGCTCCCGCTGCGGCTTGTGCTCGTTTTCCAACCAAGGGTCGCGCAATCACTTGTTGTGTGTAATAATTCAGGAGCATTCTCTCAAAGGGTGTGAGTAACTGAATACCGCCGCTTGCCGCCATCGCCGGCGTTGCCGTCGACATCGAATATTGATTTTTCTCATATAAATATTTGATTAACATCACACTGTCATCGTATAATAAATGTTCCAAGAGATTCGCAATCAATAGTTCCAATAGCTGATCCTTTGTGATTTGGAATTCTTCTGTTTGAGAGATTTGGTTCAGAATTTTACCACAATAATAATACCATTCTTCTTGGTCTTTCGTCGGTTTTTCGTATACCGTCTGACACGTTTCAAATGTATTCGTAAGAGTAGTAATCAGCGCATCTATTGCGGATTCGGTATCTGGTAGCGCTGGTAGCGCTGGTAGCGCCGCTGCCCCTGCCGCCGCCGCCTCTTCCGGTAGTGACACTTTCGTAGCAGATGAACCTTGCGCCAATTTATCCACAATCATCTTATTCGGAACTACAGGCGCCACCGCTGCCGCAGCATCCGGTCGAATATTCAAGTAGTCTTCCGTCACTTCAGCTGGAAGAGGATATTCCACCGCGGTATGTTTATACGGAATCGGCGTGCTTCGTTCGTGAATACTAATACGTTTATCGGTCATTTCAATCGGTTGAAATAGATAATAATCCCCGACATTGATAACGCGCCCCAGACGCCCATATTTGTCATTGACGTATTCATTGGGGTCAGTCACCATTTGTGTCAATGCGAGATTGATTTGCGCGACAGGATAATGTCGAATCGCGTTTACGTGTGCGATAATACCGTTTGGTCCGGTTTTCTTATAAAAGAATCCTTCTTTGAATAGTTCGCGGATTTTGTGGATGATTTTATCTAGATTCATTGACATAAACTTTTCATTAAATGTATCCAAGCGAACGTCGCCTCTTCTTCCACGGTCGCGTGCCTGGCCACCGTTACCACCGTCACCACCGTCGGCGTCGCTGTCGCTGTCGCTGTCACCGAGTCCGTATAACTCCTCCTGTTCTTGAATCGGCCGCCCATTTGAAAACGTCGGGCGACACGTATACTCACATCGTTCCATATAATCACATAATGCGGAATAAGGACGCGCGCCGACCTGGAAGTCAATTTGTTTGCGGGATGAGAGATTCTGTTTAACGACTTGGTTCAATTGTGCCGCAGTTTGTGTATTATGCTGAACGTTTAGTAAACAATCCACTGCGGAGGTGCGAAGAACGCGAGACACTTCGCCAATTTTTAATGCCTTGAATTCCGATAGACGATACAAATAGAGGTCAATCGCTTCAATGTCGGGGTTTGTGAGTCTACTCCCGTATAAATACAATTCAACATTCCGTTGCGAAAATGGCAGACGTTTGTGACTACAGTTGCGTATAGCACGACCAATAATTTGTTCCAGGAGGTTCATATTATACCACGGTTCCAAGATATGAACCTGGCGGATATTCTTGAAATCTAAGCCTTCACTTCCTGCTACTGAAATAATCACCACTTTTACGTTTTCACCGTGCGTATTATCTTCGCTCGTGAGTGCTTTTAATTCGAAGAGATTGTTGGGGGAAATGGTGGGGTCGCCTGTAATCACGGAATATCGCGCAGGACGGAATGGTTGGTTGGGAAATTGTGCTTGATGCTGGCGTTGAGGAAGCATCGTAATCGCGTCGATACTGGGACCCGGCTTGCTGCGGAATAACGAAGAGTTCGCGCCTGCTGCGCTATACCGCGTGAACCCAAGCTCTTCTAATGCGAGTGCGATGGGGACGACACCGCCGTCGATATACTGGCTATACGCAAGTATAATACCTTCACTTGTAAGAACGCGGTCGCAAATATTCTTGATTTTCGCAGAGTAACGTCCAATATTGTCGGGTGCGAAGATTCTGGAGGACACCTTTGTCATAGGTTCATCACCCGGCAACTTAAAGCCGCGCGTGAATTCAGGGCGGTATTCGAAATTCTGGCGCATTGGAGGATTGCCGACTTCTTCATAGGACATAATATTTCGGAGTCCTTCTTTTCCGATACAAGCGGTGATATCAAACTCGTCGTCTGGGTTATTCATATACTCGATGAGAGATGGATGCGGGTATACGATGTTCAATGCTTCAAGGGGGCGTTGGACGGCAGCATATCCAATGGTATCCATATTTTCAAACGATGGAAAATCCACGGATTCGATGACGGTGGTTTCGTCGATGGCGGCGGTGGGGGCATCTGCGGCGGCGGCGGCAGTCTTTTTACCTTTGCCTTTGCCTTTGCCTTCCGCTTCCGATATTGCCTCGGCAGCCACCGCCGCTGATGCCGCCGCCGCCGCTATCGCGGCTTTTTTGCGCTTCACCATCGCCGTCTTCTTGTAAATATACATCGCCTTCATATCATTTATAATAAATCGATATGCTGCTTCCTGAATATCGCCTACAGGGGTTATATATACATCAATATGCTCAATAGGTTGGTCGATATGACGACCGTTTAATTGGGTTCGCGGGTATCCGGCTCCCGCCGCTCCCGCTGACACTCCCGCCAGCAGCGAGTGTTCCGGTGTATGCTCTCTCGGAAAGATGCGATATGGAAATGTATACGGGTTCTCTCCCCGCACAAATGAAACATATCCAGTCGCCTTTCGAATAAGTAAATCCTTGCCAATCTCTCGGCCATCGGGGTCCACGCGAAAATTGCCACGGTCATCAAAGACATCCGCAATATCAATCGTCGCGCGCCGGTCGTTCAAGTTCATCAAGTTTATCAACCACACAATTTCCTTATAACTGTTATACATTGGCGTTCCTGAGAGAAGCAACAAGCGCACATTGTTGACCTTCTGGACAATTTGAAAAAGAATCTTTGCCACGCGTTTATCACGGTTATCATCGGTGATACGGATATTATGAACCTCGTCAATGATTATCAGTGTATTCGCGAATAATTTACGCAATTTCGTGACGGATAAGGTTTCAATCGCGAGTGTCTCCATTTCGGCTGTTTTGGCAATGTCGGCTGCGGATTTACGGCCTTTACGCGCCGCAGCCGCTGCCGCAGCCGCTGCCTGAGCCGCCGCCGGAGCCGCTGCGGCCCCTTTGCCTTTCCGCCTGACTTCCTGTATCACTGCGTCATCCTGTGAAATCCCCACACTTGATGCGTTTGCCCGCGCATAATTCGCGAACTCATTGTAACCGAAAAAGGTGTAATGCGACGAAATAATACGCCGAATCTGTTTAATAATCTTGTCGCGCGTGAGCCCCTTCATATTCATCGGGTTGATTTCTTTGATGAATTTATTCCCGGTGCATGCGCGAATATTCCATACACCTGGCTCAATCTCTCGGAGTTCGCGTTCATCAAACAGCTGGAGTCGGAAATTCTCTTGAACGTTGGGCGACGCAATCACGATGATTTGTTGTGTTATCCCCATTTGTTTCATATAATCGCGCATTTCTTCTGCTACGCTAATTGCCGAACACGTCTTCCCCGTTCCGAGTCCGTGATATAATAGAAGGCTGTTATACGGCGTCTCTACGGAGAGAAAATTACGGACGAATTGCTGATTGGGCGCGAGTTCGATTTGCGCGTTACAGAGAATCTCGGCCTCTTCTTCCACGTTTTTGGTATTGTCAACATCCATCTTGGTATCAAAGAACTCTTTCCGAAGGGCGATTTTGGTATTAAAATTTGGGTCATTTAGGGTGGGGTAGAGACCGGCGCTTGCGGCGGCGCCCGCCTCGTCCGCGTCGCTTGCGTCGCTTGCGTCGCTCCGTAATATCCCAATATCGTGTAATGTCATCTCTCGTTCAAGCAGTTCCTTTTTCAGTAATAAAGCGTTGAACTCCTTACTAAATGGATTATTGAGTTCTTCGGGTTTGAGGCGTTTACGCCCTTCTTCCAAGTCACGTTTCATTCTTTCGATGGTTGACGCTCTTGCGGGGACAACGCCTACTGCCGCTCCGGATGCTGCTGCTTTCGGTTTAATCGTGCGTGTTTTCTTTTTATCAGGAGCGGCATCCACTGGCTGTGTCGAAGACGATGATGGTTCGGGCATCGCAGCAAGTGCGGCAGACGCAACCGACGCAACCGACATTTCGATTGGTATATTTTCTTCTTCTTCATTGAACCCTACTACATCAGAGGATGGAACATTCTCCGTCGGTAATTGCGGTTGCGGAAACGACTTAGCCCTTAGTCCTGATAGATGGGTTGGAACAAATATACCTTCATTGATATCCTGATTTTCCATTGTATGTTAGAATCAGTTATCCTTTATATAACTATACGAAATAAAAAGGAACTACAAGCGAAGAATCCTGCGTCAAAAGATTCTGTAGCGGGATAATATGTTATTGATTTTACAAACAATCCCGATTTTTTCTAAATTATAAGGTCGTATTGTGCGAATACACTCATCAAACGACATCCATTTCATTAATCCGACCTCCATAATGTCGTGCGCCTTCTTCGGCTTCTTATCTAAATCCACCATTGCTAAGAAATACTTTTGTTTATAACACTTCGCGTCTGACCCCATAAATATCTCATCAAACGGCGCAATATTTTGGATAACGTTGTCCGCAGTGATATCGTATCCGGTCTCCTCCAAGCATTCTCTCAACGCGCACGGCAAGTCTTTCTCATTGTAATTTCGCCGCCCTTTTGGAAACCCCCAGTCTGTTTCTGTCCATCGTGTCGTTGAATCATCGATGAATTGTTGGAGGTTTTTGATACGCCCATCCTTCAAACGAATGCCTCCAAGAACTTGGCGATATTTTTCAAACGATACATTTTCTTCATTTTTATACTGACTCCCGCGCGTATAATCCCCCCATAATAGACGCCATAATTGGTCAAATGTAAGACGCATCAAATTCGCCTTTTCCGTCATTGTCATTTCGTCGATGATGCGCTGGATATAGTCTTCATCATTGAGAGAATACTTGCCGCGAATAAAGTCCACGAACCCGAACGAATCACGCCGGCGTATCATTAGAAATTCTGGGCCAGTTTCACCACACCGAAACGCAATAACGCCGATGCTTGTAATCGGTGCGCGGCAATTATTGTATACGTGATTATTACGATTACAGTTGTTACAAAAGTATTTGTTTCGTTCACCGTTGCTAGTGGTGCCACCATTCACTCCATTACCACGCAACGCACACGATTGCGAATGCGAATGCGAATGCGAATGCGAATGCTTGTTCTGTCGCATTTGACTAATCTCAAGATAAGACATTGCTGATTTAGGATTGTTTACTTTTTCATCGTTTTCTGATTCCATTCTCCGCGCGTTGCGTAGCGTTGCGTTTCACCAGGTATTAACGTTATTCTCTCGTTGTTTTTATGTCGTTTGATTATAAGCGACGCGACGTGACGCGAGGAGATGCTTAAACTCGATGCCACTGTTTGGGGGCCACATTATTGGTTCGTATTGATGACCGCCGCCGTGAATTATCCCGACCACGTGAACGATGTCACGCGTAAAAAATACTACGACTTCATCCAGAACTTTCCAATGCTAATACCTGACCCCGAAATGTCGTCGGAGTTTGCGCGGATGCTGGATAAATACCCGGTGACGCCTTATTTAGATAGCCGCGATTCGTTTATTAAGTGGGTTCATTTCATCCATAATCGGTATAATGTGCTTTTGATGAAGGACGAGATGTCGCTACACGACGCGCTCGAGAGATACTACTTACACTATCGCCCGCGGTCCGTCCAAATCTTGGAAGAACTGAAATACCGGGAGAAGATCGTGTATTTACTGGTTGTTGCGGGTTTGGGATATGCGGCGTATTATTACCATAATCGGTGACGGTGAAGACGATTATGCCGTTGTCTGGCAAGCGGACCATAATCGGTGACGGTGAAGACGATTATGCCGTTGTCTGGCAAGCGGACCATAATCGGTGACGGTGAAGACGATTATGCCGTTGTCTGGCAAGCGGACCATAATCGGTGAAGACATATCATAATAATAATAATATCACTACTATTATAATAGGTAAAATGACGCGTATAACACGTAATAAAAATAAGTATTTTAGAAAGAAATCCTTATTACGACGCAGAAATACGCGTAAAAAATACAATAAAAGAACCAGTCGTAAAAAGGGTGGTGGTTCAGGATGTTCAAGGATGAAACCATATACACCGATAAAATTAAAAAAATGGGACGGCGCGCATTTTGATTCAAAATACTGGTCAACATACCAAATGGAAAATAAATTGCGTGGTAGGACAATTGATACCTCTTGGGGAGAACACTTATTTAAATTACTAGGTAAATTTTTTGATATTACGGAGTCAGATTCACAAAGATACAAAATTAATAAAACAGACAAAGAATTATACTTAGAATTTTATAATGATAAAAAGGTTGGTTGGCAAAACAGTGGTATATCTATTCAGGTGGACCTGAGGATATGTTACAGCCAGTAGAGTCACCTGAAGATAAACGAATAAATAGTGACCATGTTGATTTTTTTGCGTGGCTAACACAAACCCCCACATTGACCGGTGAACCCGCAGATTATGTAAATTTGTTTATTCGAAAAAATGCTCCAGACCCTTGTGAATACGAAACAAGTTCAACTGATGTATGATGATATTGTTCTCATTGGTAGAATAAACTCTCTACATCCTGGCAAAAATAATCGTATCTAAATATAATATCATATTGTTCGTCAATAAAATATTATATATGGTAAAAGCCGAGTATATCGTATTTCTTGTCGCAGCATTCCTTATTGTAAACACATACTATGATGGTAAATTGACGAAACTATTCCAGACGAATCAAAAGTGGATGAAGATGGCAATGTTTGCGTTCGTCGGTCTCTCGCTCTTCTTGTTTTTGCGTCGTAATCCGGATAACTCTAGGCAGTTGATGGTTCACGCCAATGATATTATAAAGTATATGCCGATAAGCAAAGGGACGGCGGATATGATAACACCGTTTTTTGATATGACGGGGGTTCCGCCCCCCCACGACGGCGGTCAAACGAGCGGTGCGAGTGGCAGTGCGATGGGCCGCGCGATGAGTAGCGCGATGGGGGCAAGAACTGCGCCACAAGTAGCACAGCCGTCGTTCGGGGGCGGAACCCCCGGCGGAACCCCGGGCGCCAGTGAGCGCCGCATATTGAACTCCGGCAAGAATTCTAGCAAGCGCAGTGTCAGTGAAACCAAGAAGAAGTATGTCGCAGCACAACAAGGCTGGAAATGCGGTGACTGTCAACGTCAATTGCCCGCGTGGTTTGAAGTAGACCATGTCATTGCTTTAGAACACGGCGGTTCAAACCACGTGGATAATTTAGTCGCTTTGTGCCGGGATTGCCACGGAAAAAAGACGGCGATGTCGTTCCTCTAGAAAAGCGATGACCGCAATGTAGACACAAATCCATCAAATATAGCACAGTCGCAGAGCGACGAAGCGACAAAGCGTAGCGGAGTCGCGATGCGAAACGCGATGCGAAACGCGATATATAATATCTTATAATTATAACTGGGTATAACTGGGTGTCGTTATCATTATAATATTACAAAAAATATGAATCCAGCGTCGGCACCAGCGAGTCCGACTGCACCAATAGAACGCTCATTACATATAAAAAAATTATTGAACTACCTACCTATCATCATATTGGTAGTTATTTTGCTAATAGGGTTCATATCGTGGGACCTTATGGAAAATAATTGGGCGGTGTTTACAACACTACTCATCGTATGTTTATTTGCCGGCTTCGTCAATTTTCTGAACCCATTCCGTTTCCTTGAAGCAAAAGAGAATAAAACATTACTGATTCCACAAGGATTGTCAGGAATGACAATGAATGTATGGAACTGGGTTTTTACGAGTCTCGCGATTATTCTCGGCGTTATTTTAGGTTTCACTAGTTTGGCCGCTTATCGCGAAAATGATGCTGACCCATCAAAAGCATTAATGGGAATTGGTGGAACTATACTCATTCTTATGTTGTTACCAATTGTCGCAGCATTTGTAAAAGGTTTCGTCGATGGCGAACGGTTTCCACGTCTATATAACTGGTTCAATGACAATTTTACAAAAACGCGTATTATTGTGGGAATCATCGCTTGTATCGTAGTCGGTGTCCCGTTAGTAGTTCGTGGAAAACAAATTGAGGATAAAAAGAAGGATGATACAATCTCAAAAGAAGACAAAACACAGCTATCAAACGACCTCGCATTGAGTAGCGCAAATACATTGTTAAGCATCGGCCTCATTTTACAAATCGTTGGATTCGCGATTGTCGCATATTGGATATGGCAAAATAATAATCCTGCGAATTCAAATATCACACGTATTGGGTCTGGTATTTTAACGGTATTGCTATTGATTTTGGGGCCGATTCTCATTACAGGAAGTCAGAAAAATTCATACATATATTTCAATAAGGCAGAAACAGAACAGAGTTCATTTGAAAACAAACCACTTCTTGCCCACGGTATTATTTATCTTATTCTTGGACTCGTATTTGGTTTATTGTTATTAAGTTCATTTTCAATAAAACAGACTACCTTCTATAAAGGAGGGTTCGGTGTGTTAATTATCGCGTTTTTGGTATTCATTAGTGTATCCATCGTCTATGTTATTGATGAAACAGCTGAAAAAAATAACCCAGTCGAACGTAGTAGCCCATATTACGAACAGTTGAAAGCCGAAGTAACAAAAGACCTTAATAAAAATAAACTAGCGGGGGATGATGTTACAACCGGACAGATATATGAAAAAATGCAAGAACGTTACAGGGCAAATATCAAAACTCCAAACCACGCCATAATGGGTGTATTTTACACCCTATCAATCGTTATTGTGGTATTTATTTTGATGTTCTACAATATCCGCTTGAAATTAGCCCATTGTAGTAAAATACCCGACTCATTTGGTTTATGGGATGCCGTTTCATATGTGTTTAGAACTCCAGACGATTGCACAGCAGCAACCGGAACTAAGTTGTCTAGTGTGAACGCGGCGTATCCCGAAAAGGTAAAGCAAGACAAAATGCTGTCAAGTGACTGGGACGCGATTTTATCCAATTACAGCAGCACACCCAAAAACTTCAGTCAAATGTTTGTCCGTTTCGCCAAATTGTTCTCACTCATCCCCTTTCTATCCGTGATTTTGATTATTATGTGGGTCTCTATTCTTTTTACAAATATTACAACATCGCCCAGAACAAGTGATTGGATTGCCAATACTTTCACAGGTGATATGTTCCCTCGTGTAAAAGAACTCATTGACACCTTTTTCATTGTTTTGATTGTTGGTCTCTTACTATGCGCCATTCTATTACTTCCAATTGTGAAAGAACTCAATGTTGGCGGGCTTGATTCCATCTTAAAGTTTGCCGAATCTATTCAGGTGTGGCAGTACCAGGCGCAGCCGAATGCTGCCGGCGGATGGAAAAAAGTTCTTGCAGCGGTTTTTGGATTCTGTGCGGTCGCCGCACTTGTATTATCGGGGTGGTGGACGTATCTCCTCCGCCCAAATAAACTGCCCGGAGAACCAAATATTCCCGATAATTGGGAATGGTATATCGCGTTTGCGGGTATTTTTGCGCTTTGTTCTATCCCGGCGTGGTATCACGGCATCATCCCTTCCGGTCCAAAACATAATGGTTCACCCACCGATCCGAATTTCGAGAAAGAGTCTATTGTGACACGCGGTATTCGTCTTCTGTTAACAACGATTTATTTGTTTCCTTGGCTGATTGTAACAATATTCAAGGTTATTCTTTATGGTCTCGGGTCATTGACTGGTGTGGAATCCATCAAGGAAAAATTCAACGAAGAGTTAGATAAACTTGATTTTACGAAATGGACTTCTAAGACGGACCTTCGTATGTTCCCGTTGGATGACAAGCCAATTACTCCAGCAAGCGTAACATCCATAGCAGCAGTGGCACCAGCGGTGGCACCAGCGGTGGCACCTGCCGCTGGAACAGCACCCCCCGCGTCATCAGAACCCGTCGGCATCGACGAAACAAAAGTGAGCGCCATCGGTAAACTCATCAAGGTCATCCTACTCACAGTTTCGTTCGTTATTTTGATTCTCTCGGTCATTTATTATGTATACAAGATTGACGCAACCAATCGCGCGGGTGGCACAGACCAGGATGTCGCCAAGGGCGGGTTCGTCGCGCAGATGAACTCTCCCACCGCACACACCATTTACGTGATTATGGCCATCGTCGCCATTGCCGGGTTCGTCGCCCACCTCCGAGAGAAATTCAAGAGCGCAAATGCGGAGAAGTCTCCCGAAGACTACCTTTTCAATGATGTCAAACCCGAAGATGCGAATAGCCCGATGCGTCAACTCACCTTTGCTCTCACGCACATTATTTACATTGTCCTAATGATTATTGTCTGGGTATATGACCGCGATGTCGACGACAAGAACCGGATGTCGGTCACTGGAATGACCGTATTGGGTATCGCGATTCTTCTCTTTCATTACGGTTTGGAGTTTATGGATAATCGTCTGCCGAGAGAACCAGGTGCGGGCGCGGACGCGCAACCAAAGATGGCGCCATTGCGAAACCTCCTCTCCAATGTCCGATTCATTATGAATACCGTATTCTTCATCGTGTTATGTGCCCTCGCATATTACAAGCAACACGGTGTGATGGTCGCGCTCATAGTCTTTATGTTCCTCTTCCATCTCACGAAATCCATCCTCGGTCTTAAGTTATTGAAATTCCTGTGGGCGTGTATTCTCTATATTCCTTGTTTGTTCCTCGACTTCCTTCAAAGTTCACAATCCGCGGTGGGAGATACAACGCGCCCCATCTGGATTATCGTCGCGATTGAACTCCTGCTTATCGCCATTTTATACGGCGGACCTTATTTACTGAACTACATCGGAGCATCCGCGTCACAAATGGTGGGCGCACCAGTGCCGCTCAATCCACAATACGATACCAAGTTGACAACTCAGAGTCCGAAAGTATTCATTTTCCATAATACCGGAATGGACAGAACACCGGAAGACAAGGCTGCGAACTGCCCAGTTGAAGAGAAGAAACGGTATCACTACGCCATTTCAGGGTGGTTCCTTTTGAATAATTCGGTATCCACCAAGAACCAGGATTTAGAGATATTCAACTTCGGAGATACCCCCAAAATGACGTATAATCCATATAGCAACGAACTGAAGTTAACAAGCACAACTGTGAATATAACAACCGGTAATTCTGAAGTGACCGAAGTTTATAACTCACGTATACATTACAAAGCACTTACGGCGGCGGCGGCGATGGCTGGGTCAGCACAACGAAAGGCGAAATTCCAGATGCTGACGGAAGATGACGAAATCGACGCGGATATTCCTCTTCAGCGGTGGAATTATTTCGTCGTGAATTATGACGGCAAGACGATGGATCTCTTCTTGAATAATAAACTTATCAATCGTAGCGAGTTCATAATGCCAGATATTCAGTTGAAACCGATTACCGTCGGCACCGAAAATGGTCTCAACGGCAATATGTGTAACTTCGCATTTCATAAATACCCGCTTACAAAGGAACAAATTCGGTGGACGTATACGATGCTGAAATCACAGAATCCGCCAATGATTGGAACGAAGACGATAAAAGATGAACTGAAGGAGGCTGGAACGACTACGATGTATACGCGATAGCGAAGCCCGGTGGAGCGGAGCGGAGCCGGCGATAATTATATTCATAGTATGTATACAAAAATAATATATTACAATACTAACAAATGAACTCCAAACTCGTTCTCGCGGTCATTGTCATTCTTTTACTGTTGTATGTTATTTTTAAGGCGCTTACGACAACCTACACCAGTTTAGGAATGATGCAAAAATGGGGCAACGAAACTACATTGACTGGCTCAAACTTGCCGAATAGTTTTAAGGCGAATAGTGCGATTTCGATGTGGTTTTATATTAAAAACTGGATGCAGAGCACGAAAATCATTCAGTTCAATTATGGTTCAGTAACTCTATTCCAGGTCCAATTCAAGAACGCAAACGAGAATACGATACAGATTTTCCCCAGGTCGGACCAGTCAGTAATCGCTGAGGTCTGCGAAGTCACCGAGTTCCCTCTTCAGAAGTGGGTAAATCTTATCATCAGTTTCAATGGTTCCGCAATGGACGTTTATGTCGACGGAAAATTGGTGAAATCATGCGTTGTAAACCAAGGTTCCAAATTAGCGAATACCGATAAGATAATTTTAGGCGACGAATTAAAGAAAGATAATGACGTTGGTTTTATCACCAATGTCAAACTGAAAGCGGCTCCCATCGCACCTCAAGAGGCGTGGGATATCTACTCGCAAGGATTTGGTGGAAGCCCCTGGAGCGACCTCCTCAACAAATACAAGGTGAAATTGAGTTTCATTGTGGATAATCAGGAGCAGGCGAGCGTCAGCACATAATCGCAGCAAAGAGCGACAGCGACAGCGAACAATATACGGCTCTCAAGGAGTATATTGTTTTTTTATTTGATATATATAATCATACCAAATTACAATTGATAAAAAATGAGCGACAGTGGTAGCGGAGGTGGAGGCGGTATTTTTAGTGGATTTTCAAAACCAACTGACGCAGGTCTTTCTTCTTCGGGACTGTCTGGAAGCAGTGGCGGTGGGTTCGGTTTACGCGAATTTATGGAATCCAACAGCCTCGTCGCAAAGTTCGCCTTTATTCTGATGGTATTTATTGTCTTGACTACTGCAATCAAACTCTCTATTATCGGACTCTCGTATTTGATGCTTCCATCGATGTCACCCTATGTCCTGGATGGAACCGCAAATACAGAAGACCTCGCAATCAATGTCTCACAGGACCCTGCTCAAAAGGATTCCGTATTTATCGCCAGGTCAATGAATGAGGATGGCGGTTTAGAATATACGTGGTCGGCGTGGTTTTATATCAACCAAGTCCCTATTGATTTGGGAAAATACTCTAGAATCTTTAGCAAGGGCGGTGAAGGAACCAAATCGTCTCAAGATGGTATTTACTATCCCAATAACGCACCAGGTATGTATATCCGATTTTCTGATGATGTAACTGCGACCAACCCTGATAGAACAGATAAGGGTCGTAATGTGTCTTTGTTGGCAGTGGTGGATGTAAACGGTAAAAATGACAGGACGGGTAGCGAAAATCTACGCGAAAATCTACACGAGAGGCTCATTGCGACGGATATTCCAATGAAGAATTGGGTCAACGCCGTCATCCGTGTCACCAATAATGTCATTGATTTGTATATCAACGGGCGTTTAGCACAGCGCCGCAAGACTGCGGGCATTCCACTTCAGAATTACGGCAAAGTGAATATTGGTGAGGACAAGGCGAAGAACCGTTTTAGTGGTTATATATCCACCATACAGTATTTTAATTATTCCATCGGTTCAACGAAAATCAAGAGCATTGTTGACGAAGGGCCCAAATTGAAGATGATAACAACATCAGGTGCGGGTTCGGAAGCCACGAAGAATGTTGGTTCATACCTCTCTAACAATTGGTATATGCGGTAATATTTTTTTACACTTAGATATCAGCGATACGGCGATACAGTGACTATACGATATACATACATACGTGTAAAAAAATATAAATGTCGATACAGGTACCATCAGACCCAGCTTGGGTACCGCCGTTAAAGCAAGATAATCCAAATGACCCTGACAATCCAGGTGACGTCTATTTTGACCTCGATGGAGAAGGCCCGGATACAACGCTATTCAATGTATATTCATTGACATACGGAACTACATTTACACTGATTACAGGGACATTTACAATACCAGTTAACGGTAGTCCGCCGCGTGATACCGATATACCAACCGAACTACTGAATCGTCGCAGCACCCTCATCGGCGTGATTCCATTGGTAAACATTACATCGAACCACGCACGCACTCCTATCACGATATCATTCCCCACAAACAGCGCCGCAATCTCCGTGGTATCATTTAGTAAAAATTATTATATTATTCCACAACCATCATCGGACCCATCCAACAAGATGGGGGTCTATACACGATCTGGTGCAACCGAAGCTCTCATTCCTTACCGAAACGCCCTTGTTATTAACGGTATTTTAGATGCGTCTGGCCTTTTTTCATACGGGCAAAACAGTTCGCTTTTTCGTATGGAAATCAAACAGGCGGCATATAAAGCAAGTGGGATTGGGGAAGATACGACTTCCTACAATGAGAAAAAAATTCTGATTCCGATTACGTTAACAAAAGACCCGTCAAGCTTGACATTAAAACCGTTTTCAGGTGCCGGGAAATACACCATACCAAATTCGGACCAAAACGGTATTGTTACGCGCGAATATCTGGATGGTTTTATTGAACTCAATATCACGGATTTCGCCACGACGACGCGTAAAAAAATTATCGATGGGACCTTGGATTACAATGACATCATTTACTATATCTCGCGCGGTGCCGGTTACCGCGAATTCGTATTCAGCAATGACAACATTATCATCTTGAATAATCGGATTACATTTAAAAAAGTAACACTTTTGACAGATGGGACCACCGAGTCACCAATTCCTATTCTTTTTCTTCAAGAAGAGACACCTGTCTATAAACGGTCGACCCAGAGAATTGGTGAGTCGTCGGGGTCTACGATTCTTCTGAATATCATCAAATCAACGCCAACTTTTGTCGGGCAAATACCCGCGATAAACACTGGCGTCGCGACAACGGTATATCGTCTCGCAGATATGAATAAAATGACGACGGAGGGGTCATTTGTGCTTACCCCCCCTGCGTCAAATAATACCGACCCAGAAGCCACCTTTTTCTTTTCGTCATCCAATGAGAGTCTAGTGAAAATTCGTGTCACAGGCCTCGGGTCAGCATCCGGTGCGGTGTACACTGCGGCGATTTATGGCTCCGGAACCGCCACCATCACCGTGACACAACCCGCGACGACGAACTTCAATCAAAAGACCGCTATATTTGATGTCAACGTCTTTGAAATCACACCCGCGGTCATCAACTGTAATACAAATCTTTTTTATACGAACCCCTATAATCGCGAATTCTGGACACGGTTCAAACCAGAGTGCCGTCCGTCAAATCTAGTCGATTCTGTAACGGGTCGCGCGCTCACGGTGACCGAAGTGGATGAGATACACGATATGCGCCGCAAAGCCGAGATATTGAAATACAACAAAAATGTCGGTGGGCTGACGAAGAATCAAAAATACGCGAAAGCATCGCGCGGTGAATTAATGCGGAAAATCGGCAATGAAAATAAGTATTTGTCAGAATCATCGGGGGGTGTTGGTGGTCCATTTACACTGACGTGTCCGACAACCCCAGCCAATCGCGCCATTCTTTGTGGACTTACAACCGCGTGCGGTGTTCCTGGGAAAGAGCGTTTGTTGTGCCTTGACCCATCCGTGAATCTCTATAATTATAGGCGGACATATGAATATAAAGGGGGTCTTCAAGTCACGTTGAATATCCCGACGACGGTGCTGACGGAACCCACAAATTTGCGCATCACGAAATATGATAACAGCAATAATCGGATTACGCTTGTATGGGATGCGCCTGACTCCAATGGCGGGTTTCCCATTACTGGATATGTCATTACGTATTCGGTGGATAATAAAACATGGGCGCCATATAAAAGCGTGTTTCCTTATAAACCACCTGCGGGGGCTACCGCCGAGTTTAATAAAATATCCGGAGAAATCAACGGAAATTCGGTAGTATTTGAGCGCATACCTGGTTCGGTTGAAATCCGCGCAAATACCGTATACTATATATCAGTGTTTTCAGGAAATGTGCGTGGATTATCAAGCGTTCCTGCGACCATCACGATTAAGACATCGTCGGTTCCGTCGATTATTAGCGACTTTGGGTTTTATAATCCAACGGATGAACGACAAAATCTGATGGTGGATTTGAAGTGGACAGACCCGGTGAATACAGGAGTCGTTCCGGGTGCGTATAATGGGCCACCGGTGCGTCAATATAATCTTTATTACCGGAAAGTTGATACGACGACGACGGCAACGTCGACAGCGGCGAATGGAGCGGCGAGTTGGACAAAACTAACACTCGATATAAGTAGTGTGATTATCGGAATAGATGCGGGAAGTAGTAATCCTCTCACACGGCGTTATATATTACGTAATCTTGCAAATGAAAGTAAATATCAGATGAAGATTGAACCGATAAATTCGGTAGGAACCGGACCAGAATCTGCGATTATTACCGCACGGACACTGATGAAACCGGGAACACCAAAGAATGTATTATTGTTAGCGAAATTTGGTTTATTACCACCTATAATTACAGGCACGCCGAGGAATTATATCAATATCGTATGGGATAAACCGGATACAGGTGGTAGCCCGATTAAGTTGTATAATATCACGATTTTACCGCCACCCACAGGAGGGGCGACTACATCTACCGCAAATACAATTACATATAATGTAACTACAACATCTACGGCGACGTCGTATAGCGTTGATATCGGGAGTTTAGGTCAGTCGGTTATCAACAATGGCGTATACTCTATTGTGATAGAGGCGTATAATGGTTACCTTAAAGGACCATCTACTGCGCCAGCGTCTTTGACGGTATATCCATTAACCGCAAAGCCGCTCATATTCAATATGGAGGGCTATTATACTTCATCTGGTTTACAGTATACCGATATGACATTATCAATAAATACAGTGATTAACGATAACAATCAAATTAAAACAATTAAAGTAAATGGTTTGAATTCTGCGTTTCAGACCAATTTGAATATATATCGCCAAGTCATCAATGGAACCGGTGAACATAAAATTCGCATTCCGGTGTCGATGTCCGGAAGTGATGTTATTATTGTTGGAACAACCTATACAGTAACCATTACACTGGTATTTCTATATGGCGAGCCAACAACGAGTGAACCGTTTACATATACACCGGAGATTAAGTATTTGATGCTTCCTTCGTAGGTCGCAGCGACCAGCGAAGAGAGCAGGGCGAAGCGCGAACGAGTCGGGAGCGGAGCAAGGAGCGTTAGCGACGCGGCGCAGCGACCAGCGAAGTGAGCAAACAATCATTCTCTCAACGTTGGGTCTACACAAATCTCCTGTCTTGAGAAAACCTGTCCCGACATACATTTGTCTGCGGGTTCTACTTTCACGCAACTTCGGAATCCGCGGTCTTCTCCAATATAACAATAACCTCCTTTCCCTGACTGGTGTTTTTGAGTAACACTCGTACTATCATCTGCGCGAGGTGCCGGTCCTGTATAACTCCGATTGGCTTTATCTAAAAATGTATACTTCGTGTCGTCATTTATAAATCCAGGCTTCTTATCTGAACTGTTTGTCATTGCTGGAGGAGTCGGTGGAATGTGTGTCGCTGGGGATACACGCGTGTTCGCGGGTGCGCGTGCTCGTCGTTTGCCGTTGTTGCCCGCTATGTCGCTCTCGCTGTCGCTCTCGCTATCGCTATCGCTATCACTGTCAGCAGCACCACTGTCTTTCGCCTGTATTGGTTGATTTGTTACTCTCGCCACCAATTCACGCCCCTTTTCTTCCATTGATTTGAAAAATGATTTCAGTTTGTCACCAAACTCCCCCATTCCTAAATGAAAATCACCATTATTGGATAAACTGCTCCACATAAACCAAACGATTAGCGCGACCAAGATGAGTTTGATAAGTGTCCAAAATGAAAAGAAACTGCTCTCACCGTCACTGTCACCGTCACCACTTGTTCCAGAACCTAGACTGGATGTATCGAGAGATAGGTCGGGTAATTTCACATCTTTAAATGTATCTTGCGCTTTTTCTTGGATACTAGATAATATTCCGGTCTTCTCCATCTTAGAAGACGTGGATAATCCACTATTTACCATTTCATTCTTGGTAGGTGCGATAATATTCGTAAATTTAAAGCTTGGAAGAGACATCGTGTTATATATAATATACATTATTCATACGGGCTATATTTACGAGGCGGCGGCGGCGTTGGCGTCGGCGTCGACGTCGACGTCGATGTAGGCGTCTGGGTTGTCGATGCGTTATCCACGCCGTCCTTCCGAACAATCGTATTCATCGAGTTCAACGCTTCTAAACGCTTAATTGTGCGTTCAAGGTCGCCGTTTTTATCTCCATTATATCCGGATGATGAGAATAAATAATCAGTATCCGGGCTAATCTCGTGCTGCTTGATTTGCTTGTATACTGAATTAATATTTGCGACTGCGTTTTCAATGACAGGACGGTCGTGTATCATTTCTATCCGACTATCATATTCGGAAGTAAGAAGCGAGATTGCGAAATAGATAAGATAACGCCGTTTCTTTCGAACACCAGGTGTAAACCGAATACAATAAAGACGCAATAGACTATTCACGATTTTCTGTGTCAGTGGTGAATAATCGTGAGTATCGTTACTGCGCGAGAGAATCATATCCCAAATCATCCAAATCGGGTCGAATTGGAGTTTATCGTCGACTGGTATATGCGCGCGGCGTTCGCATCGACACGTCTCTTTCTTCGCCTTACAAATCGTCTCGAATTCTACGACCCACTCCACCCAGTAGCACGCCAAAATTGTATTTTTGGATTCGCGAGAGATATGATACGCAAACTCGTTCATCGCGATGAATATTTCCTTCGGGTCTCTCTCTCGGAAGAACTCCTGCGCATAATCTACACGCGGTGCTTTCAAGCGTTGCGAGATTGTCGCGATATCATATTCTTCCTTCTTCTTGATTTTCACACTGTCGTATTTATGTTGGCGTTTTGAATTCACAAGCACGCACACCATTTCCGCGAAGAGTGACCGCATTTTTGGGTGGTTTCGCAATCGGAGTTCATTGCCCACATACCCATTGGATATAATGGATTTGAAACTTTCATACCGCATTTCAATATAAAGAGGAAGTTTAGGGTTGGCTAAATGAATATACTTGCTTATAAATGTAATAATGATATCCCATAATTCGAGATAATGTCCCGAACATACGAGTTCCGCACTCCAATAACACGCTGGTTCTATTTTAGAACTTGAAAGACTATTCAATAGTTCTTTTCGCACATCGGTTTTTTTATATGACGAAAAAGTGATACCGCGGAATTCGCTTTCACTACGAATGTCGTTGATTTCATTGGGGTCGGACATTAAAGCACGGACACAAGCTATTATCTCGTGTGGTTTTATTTGCGTGATAATAACGATAATAACGATAATAATATTTTATATTGAAATACTAGTTAGCATTAGCAAGCCTTGCGAAGCAAATGGTGTATTCTTCCTTTTCAAAATACATACAATCACTTACACGATGGGAGATTTTGACGTTTCTTTTGATATTATTAATGGTTGTATGTTTCATCAAACGCGACTTCTCCACCCAAGTGGATGGATTCACTGGTTCACAATCCGAGAGATATAAGGTCTATGAAAACGACCACATCTATGACGCATTTTATGCGGATATTTACGATGAACTCTTCATTCAACCGAATAAAATAGAGGCGGAAGTGGATGAGATTATTAGTATAACTGGTGCGCTAAATGGCAGTGAACGCGACAAACGGAATTTTAAAGTGTGCGACTTAGGGTGTGGGCGAGGGCATCACGTCGACCAGTTGAAACATAAGGGTATCCTCAATGTCATTGGGTGCGACAAATCCACCTCGATGCTTCAGAATGCGAGAGATTTATACCCGTCGTCTAAATTCATACAAGGCGATTTTATGAAACCGATGTTATTTAGCGAAGAGGAATTCAATGTCCTCACTTGCTTCTATTTCACGGTCTATTATGTAAAAGACAAGCGCGCATTCTTTCGAAATTGTTACCAGTGGTTGAAGCCAGAGGGGTATCTCATTCTTCATTTGGTAGACCGGAACCATTTTGACCCGATTGTCCCTGGTGGGAAGCCACTGTTTTTAGTCTCACCGCAGACCTATGCGAAAGAACGGATTACAAATTCTCTCGTGAAGTTCATGAGTTTTCAGTATAAGTCCGACTTTGTTGCGCCGCCACCGCCCTCGAACGCGAAGACAAAGGCGAATGCGAAGACCGTCGCGAAGAATACAGGAGAGAAGAATATCGCGAAGTTCGTGGAGAAGTTCACGGATGATAAGACAGGGAAAGTGCGAGAGAATATTCACACGTATTATATGCCGACGAACCGAGAGATGCTAGACATTGCGAAGGAGGTTGGGTTTACAGTGACGGGACAAGTGGACCTCGTGCACGTTCTCAACGAGTATCAGTATCTCTTTATATTGAAGAAGCCAGCCTAATATAATGCGTAGGAAGCATCGTATACTTATCAAATAAATGTGTAACAATCCTAACACGGAATGGAGCACGCAGTTGAATACGTAGCGTCAGCGTGGTGGCCGTATATGATTCTCATTATTTGCGCGACATTGATTACGTTTGTTTGTGTGATGAAATTCAAATACTATTTCTGGTATCACCAACCACTTACGTTTCTATGGACGATACGACGGTTTTTCGGGGGCAGTAACAGGAACACCCGGATTATGAATTCTCTCGGAACATCTGGAACACGGTGTTATAACGCGGTTGTATATCCGTTTTTACATTTTGTAAATCACGATGATGTTCGCGTCTACAGCGACGCCGCCGCCGACGCCGACACAGTCCCCTACGAGAGAATTGCCGCGTTTTTATCCAGACCTGACACTGAAATCGTGGCACCTGGGAGGAGTGTTTGTATCGCGGCCGACAATTTGGAGTATATTCTCTCGAAAGAGTCGTCACACGGTCTCTCGGTGTTTATTGGTGTGCTCGGGTCCAGTCGCGATATGACATCTACATCATCCGAAATCAAGGGTGTCTGTATTCTTAGCCCACGTATTTTATTATGCTTTACTGGTCACGGTAGTTCCCGCATCGTTACTACATCCGTCTCTATTTATGTATGCGACCACCTCGCGTGGTTGCGGTATACTACGCGCGACCGCGATTCTCTCGAATTGCTTGAAACAACCGAATATATTCAGAAGTCGCAAGAAATTGCGGGGGAACAAACATTATACCGATACCGTCAAATTCCGTGGTTTGTCGTGCCGTTCACGACGGTTTATTCGTATACGTTCACGGGCGCGGTGACAGGCGCGGTCACGGGCGCGGTCACGGGTGGGACGACCGTTGTCCCCGTTTCATCTAGGAACTTCGCCCTATTTTATGCTTTTGTAAATGAACACGCGAGAGATTTCCAATATTGTATTCTTTATGAACTCAGTCAACTTCAATCTCTCGTTCAAGGCGGTATCTATCAGATATTTATACTCCTATTGAATCAAGTTCGTGTTTTGGCGGTGTATATCTTCGCACCGTCCTGGCGGAAAGCATCACCAGCGGCCGCGGCGGTGGCAGCGGCAACGGCGGGCGTCTCTCGGCACGCGACGAAACGGAAACGAACCCGCGGGAACAGGATATCCGAATTACACGATTATATCGCGGAAACATCTACGGCTCTCGTAAAGTATTTACCACCGACTGAACAACCGAAATATGATATTTTTGGAAAGAGGGTGAAGAGACGTAGGGGCGCGACGGACGCCCGTGAAGAACACAAAAACGACCACGGAGGCGACATTGCATTATTATTATCATCCATCCGAGACAAATCACTATGCGATTGCGATACATTTCTGCGCGGGTTTTATATGTCTCTCGCAACCTTTCATCCGTCATTTGTGTGTATCGATACCATTGCGCATAATTATCTGTTGGTTGATGCGATGATTGCGACTTCGGGTGCGACTCTGGTGTCGCGAGAGAAATGGTATTACATTATGTATAATGCCATTATAGAGCGAGAGACGCTGTGTAAGGATATCTTCTTCGCGTAGTTCCGCTACGTCCACCGAAGGCGAAGCCGAGCGTAGCGGCACCGAGGCGAAATCATCGCTGATACCTTCCATACGATGACGCCGTAAACGCTCTACTTCCACGCCCTGCGCTGCCGCCACCAAACATTCCGCCACCACCTCGGCCGCCACCACCCGATGCCGCGCGTGTAAAGGTATCAATGACGAATATGATAAATACGCCTAAAAAGCAATACAAGACCAGTTCTTCGATGACGTGACCCGTCTTTTCATCCTTCTTCTCTTCCAGCATATGAATAATGTAGTTGAGTTTCTCAATAAGTGCGGCATTGGTTCCAGAAACAGCACCGCCACCGCCACCGACGCCACTGCCGCTACCCGCAGCCAACTGATTCGCAAGCGTTTCCGCATACGGCACAAACTGTTCATAATACTGTGAAGCATAGGTGCTTGTTTTACCGGAACCAGCACTGCCAGAAGAAACGCTAAATGGGTCCTTCTTCGGCGCGCTTGGAATACCTGTCAGTTTTTCAAAATAAAGCGAGGATGGTGCCCCTTGCGACGTTGTCGCCGACATTCCTTCCAATAAGGTAGACGAATACGATGACCCAGGGTTTAGGGAATTCATTTGTGTCGTTTTATGGACGCCACCAGTTCCGGCACCGCTACTTCCATTCGCCGCCCCCGCACTGCTAGATACTCCTGGAATCACGGAGGAGTGTGAAACATTTGTCGCATAAACCCCCATTCCTTGGGCGGGATAGGCCGGAAGTATATTGTCATCATCACCTTCTGCGTCACTATCCTCCCCCCCTTTACGATGAATGTTCTCAATATAATCCTTGATTTGTTTGATTTTCTTACCGGCTTGTTGTATGACACCGCTGTTATTCCCATTTTCATCGGATATGCCAGTAATTGCGCCGTTGGGAGATTGTAACAATCCTCTCTCGGTTCCGGTGGTGTCGCTATTGCGCGGTATCTTTAGGGTTCGGTTGCTGCCACCGCCACCGCCACCGCCATTACGGCGATTGTAAAGTTTTCCATTTCCATTTCCGTTTCGTGTATTGTCGTTATTGCTATTATCGGCGGAATATTCCGAAAAACCTAAAGATGTCATATTCTCCTATAAAAAAATGAGATTTTAATTCGGTGTGAATTCTCTTGGTTATATACGAAAAATATATTTGTTATGTATATAAGACGAAATGGTGAAATTAAACAAAGGACTCACTTTAGGTGTTTTACTCGTTCTCATCGTTGTGATGATTCTTAAACCCAACCTTCTCGGGTTTTTGTATAACAACGTTTTAGGCAAACTCATTTTTGTGGCCGCCGTTGTGTTTCTCTCGTTGAAGCATACTGCCGCGGGTCTATTGGCTGTCGTATTTGTCGCGATTGTTGCGTCAATGAGCGGCTACCACGGTTTTGAAGGAATGGACGTGCCCGAGGACAAGAAGAAGTCGGAAGAAGAGGAGGAAGGCTTTGAAGGCGAGAAGAAGTGTGAAGGCGAAGACTGCAATACCGACAAGAAAGGTGCCGAGATGCAGAAGCCCGATATTGTCAAGGACATTGAGAACCAACTGAAGGTCAAGTAAGCGCACGGTGCTTCGTGCTCGCGCGCTCCGCGCTCCGTAATAGATACGACACGTGTAGAGACGCGCAGAAGCGTCAGACACGATTCCGTGTCATATCTATTGAATTATATCTCGCATAATAGTAGTAGACGATGAATCTAGAGTATAATATCAAGTATATTCTCTCGTGGGTATATCATAATGTTATTCAAAGTGATGCGACTGGCGCCATCGTGCGAATCTTAATACTCATTGGTCTCGTATCGTTATTGGTGTATCGGGAGTTTATTTTATTCATTCTTCTTTGTATTGTCGTAATTTCGGCTGAGGTGTTTCTCGGGGCGGACGCGGTCACGGACGCAGACTCGGTAATGAAGGGTCTTCCTTCACTGGTCAATGTGTTTCCCCGCCGTTTCGTAGACAAAGACGAACTCACCACCGGCATTTCTGTATATGAAAATGACCATCACGCCGAGGCAGCAGGACGTGAAGGATTTTCGATTGGAATTATCAAAGGCGATGACTCGGGGGTTGACCACCGACGCTATAATAAATTCGTGGAACAAGACAGTCGCGATTTCACCGATAAATATTTCAGTAGCAAACAATGCTCGATTGGAAATAGCGCAGGAGGCGTCACGATGTTCGGTAGCAATGAACTTCTTGGAAATTCACGCACTGCGCAAATTAGCGGCGGGATTTATAACTTTGTAGGAAAGTGGGTTTCGAACGAGACAAACGACGACCCCAGCAAGGAAAAGCGTTATACCTACTTCAAAGAATGTGTTTACGACCCCATTACACGAAACGATTTTCGCGCGTTTAAAAAAGACGTCTATAACAATATCAACAAGGACATCATCAATATTCAGCGGTGTCTCAATCGGTTCAATACCAATATACTGTTTGATACACAGACAGATGACGCCGCAGGTTATAGCCGACGGTTGACAAAATTACAGGATTCGAAAGTGACAGGTGCGCTTTCGTCCATTTCATACGTATCCTTGATTGCGGGAGGAAATGACAAGCCAGCAGACAAATTTTCGAATATTCAACCTCTGAATCGTGGAAATAATGCGGACAACGCAAGTGAAACTACGTATAGCGCGCTTCTGAAAAAAACAAATGATAAACCCATATCCAAAAGGGCAGAAAAACAGCGTGAGATTGAAATCTACGGTAAAGTATACGGATATCGTCAACGTATCGACCAGATACTGGAAATGATGCGCAAACAAGCCAAAAATGATGCCGCCAATATCGATACGATTAACATCTCAGAAGAAGTAGTCGAAGAGTTGCGTTTGATTTTGTCCTATCTCGCAATTATCGAGAGAACCAATGCGGTGATTTTGTTTGAAGAGAAAAATGGTTATTATGATAAGACGAAAACCGCGGTGACCGATGGAACGAACAAGCTTGAACCATTATCATCACAACCGGCTTATGTAGAAACGATTAAGGGCCACAATAACATATTCCGCGTCCCTCTTCTTGACGACACATATAACACCAATGATGAAAAACGGTATATCTACGGAATCACGTTTTATTTTGATAAGGTAGTTAGCACGACACCTTACGCCTAACCGAATACAATTAACACATTGTTCGACACACAGGACGTATTTTATTATATATATAATCTTTAAGGATTATGAAACTACGAACTGTTTTAATATTGATTTTAATGGCGTGTATCGTCCTGGCGACGTCGGCATTTGGCGCATACCAGGACAGTATCGGGAACGCAGACGCCGAGAGAATCGCGAAATCCAGGGCCGTTGCGAAAAGTCAGGTCAACCATGGCGACAAGTCCGTAGTGGGCGCGTCAGGCGCAGGCACCGCGCATAAACAAAGTCTCTCGCACTTGGATATCTCTGAAAAGGCGGACGGGCCCTATGTGAAAGAAGGCACAAATGCGTATCGCGGGAAGGCCGGCGGGTATGACCTTCGCGATACTTACGATAGCGACGATGAGCGCGAGAACGGCGACACGGGCGATGGCGCCGAAGGGGGAAGCGAATTCCAACGTAAAATAAAGTATATCACCACAATGTTTGAAGAGATATTTAGTAAGTGGAAATCACAAGATTCGGTATTGGCGCCCACCAGTGTTGAATTGGACCCGGATAATCCTCTCGGGTCAGAAGGATTCCGAATCCGCGAGAAGTTCAAGAAGGGTGCGCGTCAAGGAATGCGTAAACTGAAAAATGCCTTTCGTGGGCGGTTTTAAATCTATGGTATTATTAGTATTCGTATGCCAAGTTCAAAGAAAAATCGTAGTCTTCGTCGGTCGTCGTCGGTGTCGGCAAAAATGCCAGTGGCGGCACCGGCAGCGGCATCTGGGGCGCCTGCGGCACAAAAACAAGTCGGCGGCGCCCCCGGTTCTATCGCATCGTCGCCTCTGATTCCACCCATCACTCTGAAATCATTTACGGATTTGTTCTCTGGAAAAACGAACTTTTTCACACTTCAGTCACCGGCCAACAATATTATGAACTCACGCGTGCTTACCGCGATGCATAACTTCTTCCATAACCTGAATACAAGCACATTTTTCGCCGGTTTTGTGATGATTATCCTGAATATCGGATCGCGATATATTAATTTGGACTTGAATTCATCTACCGAATCGTGGATTAAATACTTGATGAGTAAAGAACTCCTTGTATTCGCAGTGAGCTGGATGGGAACACGTAGTATCTATTACGCACTGGTGATTACCGCGTCCTTTACGATTATCGTTGACCACTTGATGAATATGGATAGCAAGTATTGTGTGATTCCGACGAAATTTAGAGATTTACATACAATGGCACCTGAGAAGCACGGGCCAGAGAAGAAGGTGACGGATTTAGAAATCAGTAATGCGCTTCATACGCTCGAGAAGGCGAAGAAAGAGAAGGAAGAAACCGACCATTTAGAACTCGTGAAGTATCACCAGTTGTTTAAAAGCGACACATTTGAATCGTCGCAACCGGCGAAAGTGGGGGGCGGCGGCGGCAAAGCGTGATTCGGAGTCGGAGTAAGCATGTAGAATGGAAACCCAGAACCAGAAATCGAAGAACCCGGAAATCAGAGGACCCAAAAATCGGAAAACCCGCGGAGCGGAGCGAGTGGAGCCGTAGGCGAAACGAGTAAAGCGACGCGGAATATAATAGAATGAGTATATAACGAATATAGGCATTCTGTATTGATAATAAATACAATGACGCAGCCTTATATTGCCGTTACGGAGATTGTAACGACCATTGATTCAAATATAGACTCTTATATCTCCGATTTGGCCGAACGGGGAGCATTGCCTCAAATTCCCGTAAATGGAGTGGCCGACAATTCGGCGCGACCGAAATACGTCCCCGGTAATGTTTCATCCGCCCTGAAAATCCAATTACTTGAACAAATGGTTTACCATCGCGCAGGTTCAACCAATAAAAAACCACTTGAACTCTTTATTCCTACGCAATACAAAATCAACCATCAAAAAATCGCGGACTATTTCGCGAAGAATGCGGGCAATGATGAGACACGGGCGTTGGTGGCAGATGTCGTCAAGAGTTACGGGAACAACTACAATAGTCTCTTTTATAAGCATACGATTCGGGGGAAACCTGCGGCTGCGGTTTCGGTTGCGGCTACGGCTACGGCGCGCGGAGAGAGCGGCGCGACCGACCTAGATAAGAAAACCGCAGACACCATTCAAGGCAAAATCGATAAATGGCACAAGGATTATACAGAATGGATATTTTATGATAGCGCAAGTACCTTTTTCATTCAAGAACGTGAACTCCCGCGCGATGAAATGTTTACACTGAAAATCAGCGTGGATGACATATTCTCGAGCACGGGCGCGAGCACGGGCGCGGGCGCGGGTGGCATAATAAAACTGGTGGATGAAATTGCGAAGAAATACGATGAACTTAACAAATTGTATGTAACGGAGGGGGAGGAACCAATGAATTTTATTGAGAATATAAAGCACTATAAAACATTTCTAGAGAAGGTCTATGATGATATTGGAATACATTTCAATGAGCCGATAGATGTTGAGATTCGTGAACGCAAAGACCGAATTCGTAGATACAAATTTGATGAAGAAATCAAAAAAAAATTGTATGACATCTACGGTCAAATAAAGGTAATCACCGATGGGTTACAGTTAGATAATCTTCCTTATCTTCAAGTCAATGAAATCATCAATACATTCTTAAAGATAATTTACGGCGAAAATGAAAAATTCAAAGACTTGATTGGAGGACAAGACGTATTTGACAGTTTCGATGAAGCCATTGGTAAGAATAACTCCATTGGAGGAGGCAAAGACGATGAACCGAGAAAATATTACAAGACATACAAACTCATCCAGTATATATACTGGATACTTGGGAATATACCAACCGATAAATTTGACCCGTTTAAAAACGATGACACTGTAAACAAGGATAAAGATGAATTGAGAACTCTTGAGAGTTCTCGATCTGCGCCCGGTTATGGAAATAAAATACGCGAATTAGCGAATACTAAATATGTCACAAATCTTATAGAAGAATACAAAACCGGCGGAGATGATAAAATGAAAGAATTCATACAAAATTTTATGAAATTCAATATAGATATACAGAGTTATTTTGACATCAATTTGGAGAAACACATTTATGGCGATATTTTACACGTTCTCGACCGGGATTTTAAAAACAAATCTTCCATCGACCTCTCTTTCGGCATTGACCTCCTTTTCTACGTATTATACGATGTAACCCACGAAGTCATACGTGAAATCCGGAAAAACCAAATCAGTTTCGACAAACTCAACGAAGCCAAGAACCCCGATATCCAGAAATTGCGCCAAGAGATTCAATTGAAAGAGCGCAAACTGAAAAATATATGTAATCTCATCGCGCAAAAGGGGCGGTTTCAACCCAGTGAAGTCATACCAGACAGTGCCCAGTATTATTATCGCGACGCGGGCGGTGCGGGTGGTGCGGGTGGTGCGGGTGGTGCGGGCGGTGCGGACGCACGCAAAGCCGGTCTCGTCAACCCCGACACCTACCGCGCGAACTGGTCCGCGAAGTTGACCTCCAATAAAAAAATCGAATTCACAATTTCTGATATGAAGAAGAAGTTGGACCAATCTCTCGGATTATCGGGTGCGGTGGGTGTGCCTACGCCGAAAGACCAGGCGAATTTGAAAGAAAGTATCACGAAACTAATCAAATACAATACGATTCAAGTGGTCGGGATGTTATTCGCAAAACCGCGGCATATATGGTATTCGCCAAGTATTCGGCAGAGTTTTTTATCCCCTACCTCCAAATGGGCGTTTTTTCAGTTGGCCGCGCCTGAAATCGTGTCGGGGCGCGGGATGAAAGAATTCCTTGCGAAACTCAATGAACCGCCGGCGGCGGTGGCGGCGGCGGCAGTGGCAGGGGGCGGAGGTGCCGGTAGTTCTCGGATAGATTTGATACTCACAAAAAAACCGGTGGACGGAATTTCTCTCGAGGGAGGCGGAGCGCCATTATGCGTATTCAATATTGACGCCGAGAATGGACCTCAAATGTTGCCAAAAGGCGCGAGAGGGGAGGTGGATGGTGACGCGACGACCGACGCGCGGTTTCAGAATCCTGCATTTTCGGATACGACGGCGGCGGGAGCGGCGGCGGGCACGGGGGCGGGTGCGGCAGAAGGAAGAGACGGAACGATACCAGATGGCGCATCATTTACAGATGCGTTAGCACATCAAGCAAAAAAATTATTCCCATTCCAAAAACCCGATGCTGCCAAATGCGCCACCGCGCGAGGACAGCTTGGCGAAGCATTTAATGAAATGTCGGAATTGGCCGCGAATTCGTTGAAAGATATCGGGCTGGATATCCGAATGAAAATGGCGCCCGTTCCACCGGTGGTCACGCCGCCAATCCCGCCACCATTGCCTCCTCCACCTCCTTCGGCGGCAGCACAGGCAGCGGCACAAGCGGCGGCAGACGCGGCGGCAGCAAGGGCGGCGGCATTGGCACGGGCTCGTGCGGCGGCACTTGTTGTTCCCCCGGCGCCGGTTCCGCCATTGCCACCACCTCCGGTGCCTCCACTGCTACTTACACACGAACAGATTGTGGCGGCTGCTTGGAAAGAGGTAACGCGAACGAGCGGAAAGTTGAATCGGGCAACGATTACAAAAACACAAGCCGAACCGAATCGTGAATATGCGAAAAAATTATGCGAATACGCAAGGGTGAGTGTGGACCATATTTATAAAGTAAACGCCGCCATTGTCAAACAAGATATGGATGCGATTCACGCGGAGATGAAGAAGATAGACGTATCAAAGTATCTGCCTCCATGGAAGACGGCCGGTGATGTTATAACGCACATTGAAACTATGATTACAACGATTACTGGTCAGAATACCGACAATTATTGCGCTGATTTTAATGTCTCAACTAAGTCCTATACCGATATTTTAAAGAGTATATTGGGTAATATACAAAAGACAGTGGGGGTGGATAAGGAATGTGTGGATGTTATCGTGAATAGTGTCAGTGTTATCCGGGAGATTATTCGTCCATACGAGGGAAGTATTCTAACCCAAAATCTGAATACACTCAATGTGGACATATTTCCGAAAATTCAAAAAATGAAAAATACACTTAATTCCGACATAACCGCACTAAACGACGAAATAAACGGGTTGACGAAATGGAGTTTGGGATGGGTTAAAGATATAAAAACTGACAGGGGTAATTTGACACGATTATCCGATAATTTACACAAGATAAATGATAAAATCGTCGAAATGATGGGATTTTATAAACAAGTGGTGGATATTTATAAGCGCTTGGAGCGAGAGTTTTTACAGATAGAAATAAAGAAGGCGGTTGATGCTACGGTGGCTGCGGCTGCGGGGGCGGCTTCGGCGGCGGCGGTGGCGGCTGCGATAGCGGCAACCCCGAAATACTCCAAAAATCAAAATATAACAACCGCAAGCGCCGCCGCCACTGCCGCTGCCGCCGATGCCGCCGCTGCCGCCACTGCCGCCGCTGCCGCCACTGCCGCCGCTGCCGCCGCCACTGCCGCTGCCGCCGCCACTGCCGCTGCGGTCGTGGGAGCAACTCTGGAGCAAGCCCTACAATCTAAGAAAGATGCTGAAGAAGCTTTGAAAAAAGCCGAAGAAGAAAGAGATAAAGCACTACTCACCGAGGCTCGTATGGATGCGAAAAATAGCGCTGAAGAAACCCAAGAAATTTATCAAGCCGCCCTCCAACAAATACTGGATTATGACCAAACTGACACTAATATAACTACACATCTAAATGTTATTTTCAAGGCTGTCGCCGATTCTAATAAAAACGCAACTGAAGCTTCTACTGCTACAAATGTTATCGACGCACGAAATAAAGCCAATGAAGCTGAAGAACAAAAAAAAAAAGCAGAAGATGCTTTGAAAAATCTAGAAGATGCGATTAAAAGTATTGATGCCGCTACCGCTTCCAGTGCCGCTGCTGCTGCCGCTGCTGCTGCTGCCGCTCTTGTTGTGTCTCCATTCGTTCTGTTTGGTGAACTAGTCACTGCCGCCGCGAAATCTATAGCAGATATACTTGGTAAAACAGGACAACCACCCATTACATTACCACAAACCAGTGATATCAAGACTGAAACTAACGAATTAATTGAACCACTGTTACAAGAAATGGAGCAGAAAATAAATGAGGATGTCGCAGAGATTAAAACGTTTACAACCCAATCAAAGATAAAACGCGATGAATTGGATAAATTAAAACATGCAGCCAATGCTATCCAAGCGCCGCCGCCGCCGCCGCCACAGGATTTGAATAAAGATATTCGATATTTGGAAAATTTATTCCGAGAAGTAAATGAAGATATTGATAAGTTGAATAGTAGTTCTGCGAGGTTACATACGGAAACAACCAATTTAATCAATGAAATAAGGAACGATATCGGAAATATAAAACTATCTACGAGTCTAATCAATCAAGGAACATTTGAAAATATAAAAAACAAATCGGAGAGATTAACTCAACTATACAACGAAATGAAAGAAGAGACAAAGCAAATGAAACAAAAAATAGATGAAAACGGAAAACAATACAATTTCGGATTTGATGCAACAAAGGCGAAGGTCCTCGCCGGTATTCAACAAAGACTCACCGACATCGTCGGAACACTCTCCGAGCCGCCAACCGACCTCGATGGCGCCAGATTGATTGGAGAAATCAACCGGTTGCTTACTTACGTGGATTAGCACTGATTGTCCGAATCATTTAGGTCACTCGTAACAATCGCTTATATTTATATCGTTTGTAAATATAAGTAGAAATGGAGAGTGCTGCGGTAGAGGTGGCGAAGTTGACGATACCGAATAAGGAGAAACACGTAATAGATAGAGATGAATTAAAAAGCAATTTCGAAAAACTCGGAAAACAAATCGAAGAATTGACAGGACGACGCGGAGCGTTAGAGACACAAATTACGGATATTAATCTCGATAACGCAATGGACGTTTTGAATCAATTAGAAAATAATGTTCAAACGTTCAATACAGCGTGTCAAGACGTGCAAAAAGAAATTAATGAGAATAACCAATCGCTTCAGGAATTGCTAAAACGTATAACCACCGACATCGCGCAAGCAGAAGCGACAAAAGCGGCGGCTGATGCCGCCGCACAAACCGCGGCGGAAGAGGCTGCCGCATTACAAACGGCGAAGGATTCATTAAAAGCATACATCGAGTCGTTAGTAAAACAACTAAAAAGTATCAGTGAGAAAAACTTAAATGATATCTCCGACCAGATACAACACAGCGCGGATACTATCAAAGGATACGGCATCCAGTTAGATGTTTCTGTGTCTAGCGCGGGTGACGCAATCTCTCAGGCGACGAGAGATTTGATTGACACATTTAAGACGGATACCGGGAAAGAAGTGGCAACAAAAAATCAGGAATTTAATGCTTTGAATAAGGAGTTTGTCGACGCAAAGGAAGCGATTGTAACGGGTTTGAATGCGAAAATCCAGGCGCTTCAAAGCGTTGCTAACGATGCGAATGTAACGGCGACACAAATAAATGCCGCCTTGGAAGCCGATAAAACGAAACCGATTGATGACAATCTCAGCGAAATCAAGGGGCGCGCCGCCGAACTCGCTGATGAATTTGGCGCGAAGGCGACCGAATTTGCGACGAGAAAGGTGGAAATTGAAGGGAAGATAGGGGAGGATAAGGCGCTCGCAGAAATTCGTAAAGAGATTGAAGGATTGGAAGATACAGATGAAGGTAAAATAAAACGTAGACCTCAAAAACCCGGCAGTACGTATAGCACGATTGATATTGATAACTCTCCGATAAATGCTGTGATAAAAAGTGAATTAAATAAAGCCAGCGAAAAAACCAATTCGTCAATTTTAGACCCGATTATTACACGTATTAATAATTACATAAAACAATTTAACGATAAAATAAATAAGGTTCAAGGTGAATTAAATGAACTAAACAAATCAGAAGAACTCACGAAGTGTCAAGACCGTTTAAACGCACTAAACGAAGCCAAACGCGCGTATGAAAAGCTTATTAACAATGAAAATGACCGGCTCATTATCTTGAAATCCAAAGAGGCAGAAGCAAAAGCTACTGCTGCACAGTCTAGAAGTGCTTCACCTTCGCAACAAGATAAAGTTCCCGTTGCCGCAGAATCGTCTGTTTCCGAAGAAAAACGAAAACCAGGACGCAAGTATTCCATCTTTATACCTACACCATTTATACCTACACCAATTCAACAAAAAAAACCTACTAGTAGAACCGAAGCTGCTGCTGCTACTAACCCCGAGGAAGATGCCATTGACCCAAATGTATTGGAAATATTTGTATACGAAGACGAGAACGATAAAAAATCGGGAGGTGCGTCTATGGGCGCTAAAGGAGAAGGATTCATTCAACGCGGTGGAGAACCACCCAAGGTTGCGAAAATCATCAAAGTCAAAAAAATCACCCCGGAAATACAAAAACTGTTTTTGTCGTTTGAATCACCAAGCAAAACCCTTACATCTGATTTTTTAGATAAAATAGAGAAAAATACACAGTCAAGGGAGGTAGTTGACGCACCTAAGGAGATAGACGCTGAAATGAAGGAAATTGAAAAAAAAAAGGAGGAATTCATTCAAAGCGATGATACTAGTGATTTTTTTGAAAGTCTCGGTAAGAAAGTAGACCATAAAAGCACAATTATGAAATTGATGAAATGGATGACTACCGAACTAGGTAAGAGTGAAAACAAATACGAAACATTATATGGAGACTTATGGAGGTTTATGTATTACGCAGATTGTGTAATTATATTAAATAAAGTTATTAGTGACTATGACAATAAAATGAAATCCGGCGCAATAAAACAAACAGAAACTCAAACAAGAAATGATAAAGAAAAAAAAGGATTACAACAAATTTTAGGATGGACCGCTCGGTCGACAAACACTTTATATGATAATCTTTTAATGGAGATTTCAAAATGCGAAGAACAAGTAAATGTTAACGGCAAACTAGAATTAAGAGATACAGGAAAGTATTCTAAATTTATTCATAAACGTTTTGAAGGTAGAGGTTATCGCTTTATGTTAAATTGGCTTATTTTAATCGCATTACACGTTTACAACGCAGAATCAGATACTACAGAAAAATCGACTTTACTTGAGCGTTGTGGAGAATTTATAGAAAAACTTCATAATGTATTCATTCAATGGATGTTAGTTCTAAAAAAAAGTAATCAGAGTAGTTTGGATGAGATGTTTGAAAGTACGAACCCCAAAATAGTATATACTGAAAAGGTTACGGAATTAATAAATAAAGATATATTTGGTGATTCAACGGTTAAGCAGTTTATTAACAAGATGCGTAAATATATGTGTGGTATGGACAAATCTGGACAACGCCAAATTATTCATCTATCTAGCAGTAAGACACAAAAAGCAGAATCTCCTGACTTTAAGAAATTATTATTACAAAGAGGAAATGCTAATTTACGTACAGACGATGAATTACGTACAGACGAAACCAATGCTAAAGACTTACATGATACCTTAATTGCAAAATTTACCCCCAAAGATAAGGACAAATCTGGACAACGCCAAACGATTCAACCATCTAGCAGTACGAAACAAAATGCAGAAGGTAATTTCCTTGACACATTATTAAAAAGAAGAAATGATTTATTAGTTACGGACCAAACCAGTGCGGAAAAATTACATAATACCTTATTTGATAGAAATAAAGCCAAGTCAATTCAAGGAGGCCACAAACGCACCCGCAAGCACCGCACTCCCGCCTCGTCTACTCCCGCCCCCGCGACCCGGCGGCATCGCGACCAATCGTCTTCCGCTCATAAACGCACAAGACGACGACGCGCACACTAGAACATAACCACCAGCCTGCGTTTATCGTGGCGTGTATCCCCGTATTTCGTCTGGTAATAATCTTCAATGACCTTGGCGTAGTCTACCTCGCGAGTCTCGTTTTTGTCGTCTTCGCCTTCGCCTTCGCCGTCGCCGTCGCTGTCAAATCCTTCGGTTCCGCTCTCGCTCTCGCTCGCGCCGTCGCATGTGTCCATACGTCTTTGTTTTACGACATACAGTGTCATTTGTTCGTGGTTTGCCCACAAATCAATGACGCGCATCACCTCGCACATTATCGTATAAGCGTCCGCGCCAGATTGTGGTGTATAATAGCATTCATCCACACGCGGGAAAAACAGTGGTGTGCTTGTATGGTTGGTGTCGTATTGGACGAGGTGGTTCTTGTGTGTCGTTTGCGACGCGCCACATCCGTTCCCGCTACCCCGGTATACCTCGATAACCACATTATTCTTCGTGAGATTCGTGTGGATGATTTCCCGTAGATACGCCGACGCCCCTGTATCTGTGTCCCTGAACACCACCACGACTTTTGACGCCGGGGTCGGTAACGGAACCGTCGTGCGCCATACATCGCGCGACCATTCGCGTTCCGGGCGGTCAACGGTATCATTTCGCGCGAGGATTGCGGGGTAGATTCGCGGCACGAGACGGTGTGCCGTCATTTGGCAGTATAAACTGTGCGTATCTTTCGGGAAACATGTCCCGCCGAATCCGCGCCGACCATCCGGCCCCGGAACCTGGAAATGCGACGTCCCCATCCGCGCATCTTGTTTGGCCAGTGCGACGACCGTATCATAATCCGTGCCAGTGGCGGCGCAAAAGTCGTAGAATTCGTTCATCAGCCCGACCTTTGCGGAAAGAAAGCAATTCTTCATCAGTTTCAGCATTTCTGCTTCATTGGTCGTTGTAAATGTGACCCGGTCCGAAACAATTGCGCCGTTCTCTCGGCTCTCCGTGATGAGCGCTTGGATACGGCGCTTGAATTCGGCATCGCGGGCGTCGTAGCGAGTGTCGCGAGCGCCGTCGTCGTCCACACGCGCAGGTATGCCAACAACCCATTCTTTCGTCCTGCGAAAATCCTCCTCCCAGTTTGCTTCCGTGAGGAATTCTGGCATAAAATAGCATTCGTGTTTCGCTGCGAAACTTACTGGAATCGTGCTTCGGATGATTTTGTATGGATTCGCGGGACACTTCGCAATCGTGTCTTCAAGAATTTGCGTATAACACGATCCATCGTGGTGAAGAGGGGTCGGCACACAGATAAATAAGAGGTCGCATTCGCGGTCAAGGTCTTCTAATGTTATACCTGGGGGGTCACACGCTTCAGGGCGGATATCATAAATTAGGGGGGGTCCGCCCCCCCACGACGGATTTACGGTGGCAATCGGCCCAGAAATGGAGTCAACTCTTTCCCCAATCGCACCCCGTGTCCCGCATTCGCTGGGCATTGAGCGAAGCGTCAATCGTAGGGGGGCGGACCCCCCCCCTGTGAACAACCGTGTCGCTCGCCCCACAAACCCATTTCCAATAATTCCGATTTTCATTAACTGTCGTTCGTTCTCTCAGTGTAGTAATCAATAATAACAATACGTGTTTAATATTGATTTGTTCATTTCAAGACGACTCGGTGTCCTCGTCCGCGTCCTCGTCCGCGTCCTCGTCCGCGTCCTCGTCCGTATCCTCGTCCGTCTGTTTGATATTATACATATCCATAATAATATCTGTCATATGCTGAACGTAGCTCATCTCACTACCAAGTCGTGTCCCAATTGAGTCCATAATCGCAACGGTGATAAATAGACGATACAGCGACCTGCGAAACATCATCCCGTAATTATTCAAGATATAGTTGATTTCGTAGATTTCAGCCACACCGAAGAACTTCACTTGCGGTGTCGTATAATTGATTAAAACGCGCATCAGTTCATCACGTAGTTGGTTGAATTTTTCGGGACCAAGGGTTGCTTTTACTAACGTTGCTTGTCCACCGTATCCACTGATTTTGCCGTTATCCGTCTTCGTCTTACGCGCAGCCTCTTCCGACAATTCGCACGTCATAATCAAGTCGATGATTTTATTGTATCTCCTTTGGTAGGTATATTTTAGCGCCTTGAATAATATTTCTTGGTCGCTTCGTGTCAAATACCCAATAATTCCGAAATCCAGGATTCCAATACGATGGGTTGGTTCCGACGATGGCGCATCTGGTGCCGCTTTAATAAACAAAATATTTCCCGGATGAAGGTCTCCGTGATAAATCGAACTACAGAATGCGGCCTTGCCATTGAATCCCGCGAGCACTTTCGCAAACGTGTCATTATCTGCCGGGTCGATTTCCGTTATCTTCATTCCGTCGATATATTCCATCACAATGATGTCGGGGTGTATCGTTTCTGTATAATCAGGGTATGGTTTCGGAATTTTCACCGTTTCGTAGTCCTTCCACCGGTTGTAGTAAGTCGTTATATTCGCGAGTTCTTTACGAAAACAGACTTGGTCATTGAGAGATACAATATTCTGGAGAATCAGGTTTTCCACGTTTAATGTTTTCATATAAGGGACATACTTCGTGAGTTTGGCAAATACGACGAGATTGTTCATTGATGCATTGAAGTTCTTGCGGATGTTTTTGCGAAGATACTTGACGACCACGCGGTCGCCCACGCCGTCCGTGCCGCTGCCCGAACCCTCCGGAGGCAGTATACGCGCCCGAAATATCAGCGACATCAGCCCCGATTTTATGGGGCGATAGTCATTTTCAATGCGAAGACGTCCGTAAGGCCGACATTCGGGCGACCTCGCCTCTAACTCTTTCAGTTCGTTGATGTCGTATTCTTCATCGGAATACGTTACACTATCGGTATACTCACTAAAGAATTCGTTGAGTTCGTGAGAGACGATATTGCGGTTGGTTGCGAATGCTTGGAATATTTTTACATACATCATATTTTTCGCTGCGAGACGGCGACTTACATCCATAATTGCGTGGTTGCGTGATTTCCATCCCACTTTGTATTTGATGAACTCCGAGAGACCGATATAACATGACGACATCGTGAACCATAATGCGCGGAATAAGTCGCGACACGACATTTTATAATAGTATTCTTCAGTTCGTTTGACGTATTCATCATATCCTTGTTGGTCGGCTGCGGCTGCGGCGTCGGCATCGGAAGCATCGGCAGCATCGGCAGCATCGGCGTAGTTTGTGCGAGGAACGTCGGTGGCATTCTTTTCACATTCTAAATATTCTTGTAGTAAGTCGTCCATTTTGGTATAATATATATGAGTTATAATTCTAATACATATTACGCTAAATAACGAATACGCGCGTCTGCGTATGCGTGCGAGTGTGCGTGTCCGTGATTATCATCGCAGACTTTCAATGGCGACTTTCAACCGAAAATACATTTTTTTGATAAGAATCCCGATGGCATTTTCCATTGCGACGGTGAGCTCATTTTGTGTGTCCGGTTTCAACTTGAACATATGAAGCACTTGAAGCGTCGCGGTCGTGCCTGCGCCCACGCCCGTATCCGAGCATTCATTATAAATATACTTTTGGATATACAATGGATATTCCAATAATCGGTATTTCAATGCCAGGAGTTCGCTATGAAATTCATAGGGGATACTCTTGCTTGTAAAAATAATCTCAGTATTTCCATTACTCGCATATCGTTTTGCGATTTTGGTGGAGACATACATATACGTCTTGAACCCTCCTAAATCTCCGCCAATATCTTTGAATTTGTATAATATCGTGTGCTCGGATGCGTCATCGGGGCAAGGTTGAATATCAATTGTTTCAATGATGTCTTTATTGACTTCCAGCAACAATTTATGGATATTGATATTGATAAGCGAGAGAATATCGAAGTTTGGATTATGATAGTTGTATTCCAATGTGAATAGTTTCATTTCTGGGTTTTTACCAAGACGCATATCATTTTGTGAACATATGGATTTGAAGTGAGTAGACGACGATGACGACATTTACGTGGAAGTGTGCTTATTTATAATAAGTAGGGATGTTTATATCCCTTTCTCACTCGTTACGGTGTTTCGCTTCGTCGCTCCACACCTTCACTCGTTCGGTTTGTCTCACTCGTTACGGTGTTTCGCTTCGTCGCTCCACACCTTCA